TTTTCGGTAGGGAGTTGAATTAATGCCATATACAATAAAACAGGCTCGTAAAAAAAGTACTTCTTATCAAAATCAAATTGATGCTGATAAACAAAAACAATTAAAATCAGTTCAAGAAAATTTACAAAGAATGGCGATAAGTGGTTCTGATGCTAATGCTACAAATCCACTTAGAGATGATAATGGATTTTTAATATCATATGAAAGTCCAGATAAACCAGGAACTTCACTTGAAGAACCATATCAATATGTAAGATTACCAATCTATCAAAAATCAGCGACTGTTTTGAATGTTGTTAAACATTATGGTAAAAAAATGCAATTCGAAGAAATATTACCAACATCTATTGATGAACCTACTACTGATGATACAGATTTAGTAGCAAAAGAAGCTGAACTAAATGCCAAGGTTGCCGCAACTGATGAACTAAATGAGGCGTTAGAAATTGCAATAGAAGAATTAAATACAAAAATAGCGGAAATGTAAAATGCAAGTAAAAGGTTTAACACAAAAGGATAAGATACAATTAGAAAATCCAAGAAAACTATATAGTTCTTTTGGGTTGGATAGTAACGATTATGTCCATTTATATATCTATGATTTAGAAGATAATTTATTAAGTAATGAAGTTTTACCTATTACCGAATTTAATTTTGAAACTGAAGGTGTTATGGATGTTGATGTTGGAACACATGTCAGACAAGCTGGATTTGATGAGGGTAGTTATAAAGTAAAGTATTTATTTTTAAGGACTGTGGCTGGTAAAGAACAAACTTTACTAACAGATGAAAGAGGTTTTGTTCATGTTGGAAAAGCACAAACAAGAGTTGTAGGTGGTAAAACTCAATATTTTGTAAATAACACAAGTGGAGATAAAACAAACTTAACAGAGTTATATCCAAGAGAATTAAAATATACTATTAAAGAAATTTCCGCTAATAAAAAAGAAGTTAAAGTTGGAACACAAACAATAAATAATATTCAATATAAAAAGAATTTTCAAAAAATAAATCGACCAATTGTTTATAATCCAAAAAGAAGTAATGGTGGTGGTAAAATAAGATTTGATTTAACAGACCCACAAATATTAGTTGCAACTTTAGCAGATAATGATAGAGGATTTATAGATGCTCATGTAGGTGGTGATATTATTATTAAAGGTATGTATCGATATACAAAGGCTGAACAACTACAACCAAGAACACCACCAGCGGCTATGGGTGCTGCACAAAGAGCACAAGTTTTTGAAACACTCAGTACAGGAGAACCAACAGACCCGAGAGTAGATACTGAAAATTTAGAACAACCTACAGCAGATTACGAGAGATTTAGAGATGAGGATGTTTATGGTAGTGTTTGTTTTGTTGGTGATACAAAAGTAAAATTAAGTAACAATCGTACCATACCAATCAAGATGATGAAACCTGGTATGAAAGTTAAAACAGAACAGGGTTACGCAAGAGTATTAAAGGTAGTTAAAGATAATAGAGGATTTGGTGATAAATTAGTTCAGTTTAAAAAACTTATAACTACAGACCACCATCCAATAAAATATCGTGGTAAGTGGTATATGGCAAATGAGATTGGTAAGGAGTTTATATCTAAACCATTGGATGTTTGGAATTTAGTATTAGATAAACATCATACAATATATGCTAATAATATAGTTAGTGCAACTCTTGGTAAGTGGAGTTCAACACCATCTTCACATTGGAGTGAGCGTTTTCTTGAATCAAGAAATAGAAGAATTGATATGTTAAGAGGATTGGATGAATCCGATGATGGTGGTGATATAGAGAATTCTTATAGGGCTAATCAGTATGATTCAGAAGATGAAACTATTGTTGATGAACCATTTACTGCAGTTACACGAGAAATTATAGAACAAAGTTTATTTGAAGAAAATCTTGTAGATGATACAGGAACTTTTAATACTAATGCTACACCAGAAGTGATGACAACTTATACACAAGTTCCAGTTGATTATAAAGCTAGAATTATTGAAGTTCTTGATAGAGATAGAATTAAAGTTAGTTTAAGTTATGAAGCTGGTGCTACACAAGCTGGACATAGTGGTGAAGATAATTCAAGAAAAATATTTGATAGTTGGGTTGTTAATTTTACAAAAAGTGATATCTACAGATTAAATACTTACCTTGTTACTAAGAGTGGATATAATTTAGTTACAAATATAGCAGATGCAAAATCACCTACAGAACTTGGACCACTTATGGATGCAGGGGATAAAGATTCAAGATATTTTAGATTATATGAAACACTTGAAGATGATATTGAAGAAAATGATTTATGTTATTTTGTAGAAGAAAAAATGGAGCCATATGAAGATGTTGTTACCATAGTTCCATTTGAAACGGATGATGAAGAGTTTTTATTTTTAAGAGTACCAGATTTAAATTCAGTTAATAATCCAATTACATTTAGAGGAACACCATTTAAAAAACATGGTGATTTAGTAGGAACTGATTCAACGGTCATACAAGATATTGAAAATCAAATACTATCATCAAGTATATTAGATGTTAAATTAAATATAGATTATTCTCAAAGAACGAATGCACTACAAAATGATGATGAACCACAACCTGGAACAAGTGATTATGGGTTTGGTAATTTTGTACATTTTGGTAGTGCTGTAAAACGAATTGAAAACTTTAAAAGTAAATTAGAGTTAGTAGAAAAATATACATCACAAAGTTTAGCATTAAATAATGTAACAGGTTCTTTGGGAACGAGAACAGAAATTGATAATAAAAAGAATAATGTTTTAAATAGTTTTGACCCATATGAAAAATATTTGTATTATGAATCTGGTTCTTATGTTTCATCTTCAGTTGGTGAATATTATAATGCAACATGGCCTAAGGATAATAGTTCAACACCATATGTAAATAATCATACAAGTCATTCAGATTCAACAACTTGGTTTGATACTTGGAGAGATTATGCAAAAACATATGATATTCAGAATCAAAATAGGTTAGTAAATAATATACCACAGCATGTTGGGAATGATAGAGATAATAATGTATTTTTAGATTTCGTTGATATGACAGGACAACAATTTGATGAAATTTGGACTTATCTAAAACACTTTACAGATATCAATGACCATTCAAATAAATTATCTGATGGTATTTCAAAAGATATTGTTCGTGAAGTGGCAAAAGGATTTGGTTTTCAAGTTGATAATGGAAATGATTTAGTTATTTTACCAGAATATTTATTGGGTAAAAATCCTGATGGTTCAGATAAATATGAATCACCACAAGAAGAAGTAACAGAAGAAATATGGAAAAGAATTTTAAATAACTTACCTTTCTTTTTGAGAAACAAAGGTAACATTAGAGCAGTTAAGGGATTATTAAATTGTTATGGTATTCCAAGTTCTATGTTGAGAGTTCGTGAATATGGTGGTCCAGATTTAAATGATAGAGTAAGTTATGAAATAAAAAGAAAGTTTACATATGCATTAGATTTTAAATCAAGTGAATATGTTAAAACATCATGGGCTGATGATACAACAAGTGGAATAAAACCAGAAACTATTGAGTTTAGATTTAGAAGTCCAATATCAAAAGACCAAGTTATTGTTCAAAAGGATGGAGATTGGGCAATACAATTGAGAGATAATGGTGAAACAGATGCATATGGATATTTAGATTTTGCAATTAGTGGTTCATCATCCGTTGGTTTGGTGAGTTCATCTTTACAACCATTTTATAATGATGATATGTGGAGTGTAATGTTAACAAGAGTATCACAGAGTGGTACTGATTTAACTGCAGATACTACTTCACAAAAAATTAAATACGAGTTAAGTGCTAAACAATATGATGCTGGAAGAAATAAAATTTTATACCAAACATCAGAAAGTTTAAATGTTGATGGAACGGTCGCGGCACAAACAAGTTGGAATGATAAATTCCAATCGAATGGTAATTTATATATTGGTGGTAGTGGAAGTAAATTTGTATCTACTAAATTTAGTGGTTCATTAATGGAATTCAGATTATGGAGTGAACCATTATCACAAAGTGCATTTGAAAATCATGTTAGAGCACCAAAAACTTATAATGGTAATACAACATCTTCTTATTATGATAATATGATATTGAGATATCCATTGGATAATAATGTAACTTACGCAACTACTTCATCAATTGTTAACAGAGCATATCCTGAAACTTATAAACATAATGGAACTACAAATTTATTTACTGGAAATGCATATAGAAGTTTAACAGATATTGAAGAAATGAAAATTCCAAATATTGGTCCAAATCGTAGAAATGCAACCAAGATAAGAATTGAACCTACAAGACTAATTAGTTCATTAACACATAATGTAAGAAGTGAAGCTTCAGCATTTGATTTAGCTCCTGTAGATAGTAATAAACTTGGTATTTATTTTTCTCCTGTAGATATTTTAAATGAGGACATTGCATATAGTGTTGCTGGTTTAAATGTGGATAATGAGATAGGAGACCCAAGAGACCAATATAGATTAAGTTATCGTGGATTAGATAAACTTAATCGTGATTATTTTAAAAAATATTCAAGAACAAATAACTTTTGGGATTATTTAAGAATTATAGATTTTTACGATGGAAGTATATGGAAACAATTAGAAAAATTTATACCAGCAAGGGCAAATGCTACACTTGGTGTTTTAATAGAACCACACATATTAGAGAGAAGTAAAGAAATAGTAGGTAAGGCTCCTGAATTTGACAATAATTATTTTGAAAATGCAGGTGAGTTTGTAAGAGGATTAAGCTTAAGTAATTTTGTAAGTGGTTCTACAGATAGAAGTATTGTGCTTGAGGGAGAAGTTCCAAATTATGATGGATTAATAAATGTACATAATATGGAATCAAGTTCACTTGGAACACTTGGACTACCATCATTAGTTAGACTTAATCAAATAGATGCAAGAAGTGATTATGGTAGTTTATATGCAACTGCTAGTGTAACATTTGGTGGAACAACAACAGAATTTACAGAAACATTACAACCATTCATAAGTCAATCAAGGTTATCAGAACACAATGAAATTAAGAATAAGATTTATACAAGTTCATTAGATGCATATACTGATACACCATTTAGTTCATCATTTGAACCAGCGGAGTTTCAGAGTATGGCTTATGAATCAAGTTTGTTTAGATTATTTTACAAAGGACAATTATTAACAAAAAAGAATACTATAGATGGAAAAGAACCAGTAGAAGTTATCGTTACTACACCAACAAAACTTGTAACACAAGAACCTGGTGATTCTAAGTTAAAAGTTGAATAGAAAACTTAATTAAACGATATTTATATATGAACATATCTATCTATAGTTCGAAATCAGTTAGGAGATAAAAACAATGGGATTTTTAAATAATACAAGCGTAACCGTCGATGCCGTTCTTACCAAAAAAGGTCGAGAATTATTGGCAAGAGGCCAAGACGAGTTCAAAATAACGAAATTTGCTTTAGCAGATGATGAAGTAGATTATCGTTTATGGGATACCGCTCATCCTAATGGTTCTAATTACTACGGAGCAGTTATTGAGAATATGCCACTATTAGAAGCATTTGTAGATGAGAATCAAGTAATGAGATATAAATTGGTATCTCTACCAAAGAATACAGCAAAACTTCCAATCTTGGAAGTACCATCACCATCATTATCGTTTAATGGTCCAGGGATTACCCAAACCATTACACCGAATACAAGAAATGGTAGTGATGCGGAAGCAGGATATAGTTTCGTATTACACGATGCTACGATTGCTAATTTAACACCAGTCGTAATTCAAAGTAAGAAGAAGAGAAAGAAGAAAAAGAAAAAGGGTAGAAGATTCAATCCTTTTGCTTTCGGTGGTGCAGGAGCAGCATCTATGGCTCGTGGAGAAGTTGCCGCAGGACTTGGTGTTCTTAAAGAGTTAGAATTAGATATGGAACAAGAGATTGCAGATTTACAAGTTAATACAGGAGCAACAACTCCAGTATTCTTGAATGAAGAAGAAAGAAAGCGTTCCATAACAATTACAGGTAAATCGGTAAATGTTGTATCTCGTTCTATAACTACTGAAACTTCAACCAATGTAACAATTATTGGGTTGTCAACTGGTGCTACATATAATGTTGCAGTGACAGTTAAGGCAGACCCAAGTAAATTATAAGGAGTGAATGATGTCAGTATTTACAAGATTCGACTTTGAGAATGATGTAGTAGAAAATCAACGAAATAAGGTATCGAGTGGTATCTTTAGTGGTGGCTCAGGGACCCTAACTGCCTTCTATACGAGTTCAACACAAACCGCTACAGGTTCTTATTATTCGGTTTATCATCAAAATCCAGCATCTTCACCTTCAACAGCTGAGGTTCAATTCGATATTGGATATGCTCACTATTTTGGAAGTGGTAGTGCTGGTAACACAACTAAATTAACAACAGGTGGTAGAGAAACTGCTGGAAATTATCGACAATTTGCAAATGTTTTATTAGCACCTAATACAGAGAAGTTCACTTTTACAGGTGCTTCTGCAGAAACTAATCAGTTTTATTTTATAGTATTCAATCGAGCTCGTATGAGAGAAAAGATTGACCCAGGTAATTGGGAAATAAAACTTGGTAATTTCAAATTCATTGATGATAGTGGAGCAACAAATTCTGCAACAGTCAATGAGGGTGGAAGAGTATTTAATGTGGTTAGTGGTTCATTAGAAACTGGTGTAGGTGTTATTAAAACAGCAGCTGCTTCAGAAGGAACTAATGGGGCATGTGGTTCATTCTATCCTGATTTAGGAGTGATATTATTGAATCCACTTAAAATGAATTCTATAGCAAGTTTAACTGCGGGTTCATCTTCAGATGCATTTGATGATAATGGTAAAAAGTTATTTCAAAAATTAGCAGATGGTGCTAAGGTTCAAGTTCGTAGAGAAGAAGAAATTAGTTCAACTAATTATTTTTGTAGGGTAAACAACAAGAAGTATAACTTCAGTGCTAACCCAACATTCTTCACAGGTTCAGATGGTGCGTTTACACAAACAACTTTCTACAAAGACCCTAAAGTTTATATAACACAAGTTGGGTTGTATAACGATGATAATGAACTTTTAGCAATTGCAAAACTAAGTAAACCAGTATTAAAATCTTATTCAAGAGAAGCTATTATAAAAGTAAAACTTGACTTCTAAGGGAAACTAATAATGTTAAAAAACATTGACCCATCAGATAAGTCAATAAAACCTTTTAAGGCCTTTAAAAAGTTTCTATTAACACAAAATGATAGTGCTAGTGGACATTTTGTTTTAAAGGCTGAAAGTGGTTCTTATTTCAACTTCAATACAGGTTCTGCCGCATCTCAATCTTTTGGGGATTATATTCCATCAGCGAGTAGATACAGATATGGTACATTTTATGATATACCAAATTGGTATTTGATTAAAAATTTATATTATGAAAATGATGAACCATATAGAACATTTGGTAGTAATAATAATAACAAGTGTAATAGAGATTTAGATGGTAATGCTAGAATATTTTCTGTTCCAAGAGATTTAATTGGTGAGGAAATAAAACCTGGTAGTGTAGTAATAAGTGATACATCAAAAGGACAAACTTGGGATATTAGAGATGATGGAGATGGTAACTTATATGATTTTGCTCATTCTGCAAGTTTCTCAGCATTTAAATCAAGTTCATTTAATCAAAAACAAGGTGTATTAGCAAACGGAAGTGGTTCACAAATTGGAAATGTTTTTTATTCACATGGAACAATTGTAATTACAGATACAGGTTCTTATTCTGATGTAGGAGTAGGAACTGGTTATTCATTAGAATATAAATCTACACAAACAATTTATGAATATGAATATATTGTAAAGTGTGAACCGAATGAATATAATTTAACAACTAATATAAGTTCTACATTCGAAAAGAGTGGTAGTATTACTCTTGCCGAGGGGACAGTTTCAATGTCAAATTTCTTACCTATTTCAGACCAACCAACAGGAGAGGGAACAGGTAGTTATAAATCCTTTTATAATCAGGCAGAAAAATATGAGGGATTTGTAACACATTCAGAATTTAAACCTTATACAACAACAATTGGATTATATAATGATAGTAATGAGTTGTTAGTAATAGGTAAATTATCAAAACCATTAAAATTAAATAATGAAACACAAACATCGATAGTTGTTCGATTTGATGTATAATTTTTCTTAAATTTATATTTATATATATAGTATTTGATTTATAACACAAATAATATGTGCAATGCATATTATTTCGAATATATATTATAGTTATTATTGGTAATATGAGTCACACAGACTCTTGAATAAAAGTGGAAACTCACTTAGCAGACCCGCAAGTGAGATGGTTAACATATAGATATATAACACTACTGGAGTTAAAGAATGTTTAAGTTGCTTAAAGCGTTCTCACTTGTGTTGCTTCTCTCATTATCGTGGGCACAGGAACCGATAATTAGAATCAAACAATTGGGAACTTACGATACACCAACTACTTGGTGGAGAGAGTCGGTTACGCATCAGTTACAAACTTATTTGGCTGATGATATAAATAACCCTGCTCTCTATAATAATAATTTTGATGCCTGGAGAGATTCAGTTATGGTAATGGAAGTTACCTTAGATGATAATGATGCAGATATTACGGCGTTTAGATTAGATTTAGTATTTGATAATGATTTAATTGATTGGGACCACGATGATACAGAAGTATTAAAGGGTTCACATTTAGCCGCATCAACAGAGGGTGATTCAACTGCAGGAGCAGATTACTCTTATGAAGTTGTTCACTATTCAAATGTTGGATATATTGATTCATTACAAACTGCTGATGGTGAAATATCACAAGCAAATAATCGTTATGATTGGTTAAGAATCACTATGGTATCACATGGTGTGGATGACGATGATGATGGTGAACCAGACTTTACTTTTGGTGGTGGAAATGGAACACAAAAACAATTATTAAAATTATATTTTAAAATAGAAGATGTGGTAGATAATTTCCAACCACAATCTTTTAGAGTTCCAACATTGTATAATGGTGGAAGTGGATATTACACATATGCCTCGGATGATTATCTATTAGATTATAAAGTTTATATCGATGGAAACTGGGGAACAGAATCAACATATGATGGTGGAGCAAGAGGTGATATTACATTACATCCAAAACTTGTTGATGTTGAGGGATATTTTAGATATGTTCAAGGGAATAATTTAGATGTAACCGAAAACACTTATCCTTATTGGAAGATAAGATTTGAGTTAGACCAAAGTAATCCAGGTGAATATAATAATTGGTATAATATAGAGACAGTTACTAATACATCAAGTAATACTGATGAAGATAATTCTGATGATGTTATTGGTGACCATTCATCAACATTTTATTATGATAAAAAGGGAACAACAGCAGCCCAAACTTTACCAGGTGAGGGATTCTTAGGAGTAAGTTATTATGATTCGACTTTTACAGATGATAAAGGGTATTGGAATATACAATTACCGAGAAACCAAAAATATCGTATGTCTTTCTATCCACCAGATGCGGATGATGATATCGAAAGTCATACATCATACACACTTGATAGATACGCAATTACTAATATTAATGATGCTATTGCTTCATTTAATTTTCAATCTAATAAGTTTAAATCAGTAGCAGGTGTTGATACACTAAACGCTGTAGAATACTTTATTGGAGATGTGGATGGTGATGATGTGTTTCAATTAAATGATTCATATTTCTTATGGGCATATGTATCACAGATATTTGATAACTACACACACTTAAATGGAACAAGTTATGAGAATTGGGCAACCATTGATACATTAAGAGAAAACAATCAACCATTTCCTTATGTTTGGTATGAAGATTGGGGAAATCAGAAATATGAATTTACTGTCTTTGAGGATGATGATTTTGACCAATCTGAAGATTTAAATTTTGGACAAATTGAAATAACAAATCCATTAATGAATACAATTCAAACTGGATTAGATACTATGCAAATTAATATAGGTGCAGGTTCATCTAACTATACAAGTGATGCTAATCCAGATTACACAATTGATAGTTTAGGGTATTTCTTTACAGGAGATATTAATACCACAGGAACAAAAGTTCAAGAACCAGGTAATGGTGCGGATGGATACATTAATGTAAATGGTGATACATTTTATCGATGGGGTAATGGTAATGCACCTAATACTTGGGCAAATAAAATGGCAGTGAATACTACTACTCCTGATGTATTTTTAACATTACCAGCTGATTCAACTGTCCGAGTTCGTAGTGGTGATGTAATTGAAGTTCCTTTAACAATTACTCCAGACCAGATGAAAAATATTAATGTTGCTGGATTTGAATTTGAAGTAGAATTTAAAGCAAATGAATTAGAATTTATTGATATGAAAACTGGTAATTTACCAGGACCATGGTTCACATTTATAAACACACATGAACCTGAAGATGGATGGCAAAAAGTTTCATTTGGTGGTATGGATTATTCACCAGGTAATGCACCTGAAACTTATTGGATTAATGAACCAATTACAGGATTAAAATTATTGTTCAAAGCAGATTTCCCAGATGCAGAATGGACAGAAGCACCTGTAAGGTTTACTGGAAAACACGCGGCAGGTAATCCAAGTGGTGATGATTTAATAATGGAAAGAAGTGATGGTATGGTATTAGTATGGAATAAGTATTGGGCATTTGGTGGTGGAGAACCACAAGATGATGATATAACTTATAACTATCCAAATCCATTTAAAGAAACTACAAGATTTCAGTTCTATTTGGATAAAAGAGAGAATGTAAAACTTTACATATTAAACTCTAATGGACAATATATGGGAACTTTGTTAGATGAAGAAGTGGAATCAGGAATTCACACATTTGATTTTAATAACCAACCAAGTGTTTGGTTACCAGAAGTTAGTGTTTACCAAGAACACCAACCATTAGAACCAGGTGTTTATATTTTTGTTCTACAAACAGATAAAAGAATTAAAGCAAATAAATTTACGGTCGTCAAATAATGAATTATGAACAAACACTTTTTATAATAGGAATACCAATAGGATTAACAATCTTTTATGGGTTGTTTAAATTTATTATGTGGACACAGGAGAGAATAGAGAAATGAAAAATGTATTATTAGGATTACTTTTGATAACTTCCTTGTTTGGACAAGTTAATCGTATATTAACAATTTCACCAACAACAGGAGAAACAATACTTGGTAATCAATCGTTAGCGTTTAGAAATCCAGCAATGAATTCATTCAATACTGATACTACAACGGATTTAAGTTTTACTAATGTAAAATGGTTGGGTAATATTGTTGACGATATGGGATATAATTATGTTCAAGCCAATTGGAAAACTTTTGATTTTAGTTTACTATATTTTGATTATGGTGAACAAAAATATACCGATGTAGATGGATTGGTAAATGGACACTTTTCACCTAATTCTATGGCAGCTGCTGTAGGTTGGGGAACACCATTAAAGTATAAAGGTGAGAAGATGGATAGTGTATCTATTGGATTTAGAGGAAAGGTAGTATTTCATGATTTACATTTAGAAAAAACAAATGGAATGTTATTTGATGCTGGAATACATCTTGAAAAATTATATGGTAGAGTTAATGTAGATTTTGCTGTTCAAAACTTTGGTTTAATGACAAAGATGAATGGTTATAGTTTGGAAATACCAACAAGTTTTAATGTGGGAATACAAATTCCAATTAAAGAATGGGATATTTATAATCAATGGAACTTATATGATGGATATTATACACATGGTCAAGGAATATCTTATAATTATAAAGATATGCTTTGGTTTAAGGCAGGATATTTCAATGATATTGATAATCAATTGAATTATCCATCAGTAGGTCTTGATATAAAATATGACAGATATAAAATAGGGTTGGGTATGTTACAAGGTGATGAAACACATCCACTAAAAAATACTCTATTATTAACAATAAATGTGGAGATATAAGATGGCAAAGGATATAGAACAAGCAATTGAAGAAGTTAAATCAAAAGGATTCAAAGTATCAATTAATAATATTATTGCTATTGTTACTTTTCTTTCTACCGTCATTGCTGGTTGGTATAGTTTTACTGGCCGTATTGATGGGTTGGAAGAAGTAGTTCAAGGATTTGCAGAAGCCTCTGATATAGAAATTGTAACAGAAAAATTCAATAAGTATGATGAAGATTTTAAATATCTTCGTGAGAAAGTTGATGGATTAAAAACACCAAAAGTTAAATCTTATGATGGTGATATTATCAAACTTGAAAATGAGATTGATAAATTACAAGATGAGATTAAACGATTGGAGAAATTATTAAAAGACCCACTATCTGATTTCAGATAGGGAAAGGAGTACTATGAAAAAGATAGTATTTATGATATGTTTAATGGTTCCTTTATTTGGACAACAAACAGAAACCGATAAAGAAATTACTAAACAAGAACAAAGAGAAATGAGACAAAATCTTGCTCAAGAAAAGATGAATAAACTTTCTTGGGGACAAAAGGTGTGGATGGGAGCTCAAGATGCTGAATGGAGAAAATTCGAAGCAGCACATAAAAGAGCTCACATGAGAGCATTAGACCATAAAAGATATGAAGTTAAAAAACCAACAAAAAAACATAGAGTTTTAAGTTATGTAGTTGTTGGTGGAATTTCTTTTTGGATAGGACACGAATACGCTAAAAAATCTCATCATAAGGGACATAATAAAAAACGACCTTATGGATGGGAAACAAGAGGAGATAAAAAATGAACAAACTATTCTCAATGTTGTTTGCAATGGTTTTTATAGGATGTGCCGCATCAGTATCAACCGAACAATATGTTGGTGAATACGAGAAACAGAAATCACTTGATGAAGTGGAAATCACTAAAGTTGACGGATTAAAAATTGTAGAGGTAAAGTTCAACAAAGAAGTTGAAGAACAATATCCTGAATTAGCTGAAAAGAGAGTTGCGTTTGGACTAACACAAGAACTACAGAATGTAGTATCTTATGTTGGTAGGTTTAATTTGATTGAGGCTGATAGAGATAATCAGTTAGCGATGTTAAATGATTTAAAGGCCAACAATGCAAAAATCGATAAAGCTAAATATTGGGGATATGTAACCATTTATGATTTTGCCGTAAACTTGAAAGAAGATATCAAGGGTGGTAAAGTTGTAACAAGTAATGAAACCATAGTTGGTATTCAAGTAAAACTTGTTAATCTCGAAAATACACAATATGTAGTTGGTAGTGGACAAGGAAGAGCTTCAACCATAGGTAAAGGATTTTTAATAAATCCTGATATGAGTTGGAATCAAAGTTCTTTAAGTTCTGCTTCAAACAAAGCTATGGAAACAGCCGTAGTCAATGTTATTAAAGCAATTGACCGAAGAGGTTGGTAAAATGAATGTGGCAGAGGGTTTTATACATAATATTATTATGCAGTAGTCTCTCTGCCCAAGGCTTTTTTTATAGTTACATAGACCCTTGTGATAAAAATTTAATACAAGGACATTCTTATAGTGTAACTCAAGATGGCGAAGGTTTTAGAGTCACTTATTATAATCGAACAAAATTTTTTACATTAGAACAAGTTCTGAATGGAGAGTTAGAATCTTGGGCAGAGGGAGTTTACAATGATTTCGAAGATTTATTCCCTTGTGCAGTTAGAGTTGCGGAAGAGATTCTTGCTTCAGCATTAGCAAGTAATGCTACAGAACAATTTAGTAAAAGTGATATTAGTAATGAACCAACACAGGTTAATTATGCTATTAGAAGTTCACCACAAAAGGATACTACTTGGGTAACATCATTTAATAGTGTTTACACAAGAACAAGTTTTGATGGGAAAAGTAGATATGATGGTAATGTAAATTTTACTAATGATTTTAAAAGATTTAGTGGAACTTATGGACAAGGAGTTAATTTTCTTGCTAAAAAACAGAATAGAGTAATAAGTGCCACAGGAGTAACTTTTAAAACATTTACAGGATGGGATTGGTTAGCATCAACATCTTATGCAAAATCGTTAGTAAAGGAACAAGCTGAAGTTATTGTATTGACGGCGAGTTTTGGTAGTGTTAGTGATAATACTTTTGGAAATTTAAATGTATTATATGGTATGAGAATACCTATTAAATTTCGTAGTGTTAATGTAACATTGAGTAATTATGTATCTTACACATTACTTAGATATTATGGTGGTTTAAATCGCGATTCATCATATTTATTATTAAGAAGTCCAATAATGTTATTTCCAACACTTGCTGTTGATTGGAAACTTGGACAAGCGTTCACATTCAATTTAGGTGTGAGTATGGGATATAACACTGTCGTAAATGATTATGGTGAAAGAAGTAAAACTTTTAACCTATTATTTGGGACATACTTTTAAGGAGAAGAAAATGAAAAAACTAATTTTGATGTTATTAATGATGGGATTTGGATATACACAATCTCTACCTACACCAGTTGTAGTTGGTGAAGATGTATCTTGGCCTACATTAAAAATATCACAATTCGTTAAAGTAGATGAATCAGTTGGAATTGAAGATAACAAAGTTACTTTGGGTATTCGTCAATTGTTAGAAGAACAATTTTTAGAAACAAGGTATCAATTAACTGAAGATGATAATGCTGATTTTACTGCAAATGTAGAAGTTCTTTATATTGGTAAACCAAACGAGGCGTTTAGTATTGTTGGTTTATTTAATCGTAGAAAACAATCAACACAAATAAATTTGGTGATTAATATGATTGATAATAAAGAAGGAGTTACAAGAGCTTATCGTGGAAGTGGTGAAATAGAAACACAAATTACAGCGGCTGGATTACAAATTGAGGATGAAGCTCAATTCGGTCAAAGTGAATTGGGTGGTGCTGTTAGAAAAGCCATTGATGATGCGATAGTTAAAATAAAGTAATTATATGAATAAAAGAGAGTTAATATTAGGGTTACTATTAAATGGGATTTTTATTTGTGTCATAGTTGGAACAAGATATTATTATGCTAAACAAGAAATGGATTTTCTAAAAGATGATTCAAAAAGACAAGATGAATTAATTATAGAAAATACTAATGATATCGATACTAATAGAACAAACATAAATGAAATAGCACAATTAGATGTAGACCAATATAATAAGATATCTGAATTGACACAAGAAATTCAGAATCTACAAAGGGAATTACTGGAAGTAAACTCAAAACTTGATAGTATCGATATTTATCAATATAGTAATACTAATGGTGGTTCGACTGGAATAGTGCCATTTGAAAAAGAATTTGGCACTCAAAGTAACTATCTGAGAATTTTTGGTAGAAGTGGTATTCGAATTGTTGGAGATTCTATTGTAGACTATGAAACAGATTTAGCATTTAATGGTAGTTTAGAATTACCTATGCCAGAAATAGTTGAGGGTGAAATCAAAGGTGAATATTATCCATTAATTCCTGAGAGTGATTTTAACGGAATAAGATTAAGAGGAAGAACTGGAAATCCAATGAAAATAAAAGCTCCACGAAATCAACTTAGTATTGGGCCATTTGGGGGCATTGTTTATAATCAACAAACTGGTTTAACTGAACCAGTTATTGGTTTTGGAATATCTTACAATTTATTTAAAATTGTAGATTGGAAATAGGAGAAATACATGATAGAATCATACATAGAGTATGGGGCAGTCGGTGTAATTATAGCATTGTTCATAGGTATGATTAAATTTTTACAATCATCGTTAACTTCAAAATTGCATGAAGTTGAAGCAATTTGTATAAAGTTGATTGACCGTTGGAATCGAGCAGACGAGGTAATGGATAGAAGACACGAACAATTATTGGAACAAGTTAATCGTATTACAGACGATTTGAACTTTTTGAAAGGGAAGAATGCCAAATAGAGCAGCAAAGAGCAGAAAACAATTAAAACAGAAATTGAACGCAAAGTGGAAAAAAGAGGGTAGGACAGCTAACCAACATAAAAAGTGGAAAGCAAAAAATCCTACTAATCAAAGACCACAATGGGGTAGATAAATGATTAAATTAAAAGAACTGATAAACCTAAAGAGTATGGTTTATTCAGAAGATATAAAACCTAAACATAGGAATAGGATGAATATGCCTTTGACTGTGTTTAAAGAAGATTTACAATTACCATATAGTTTAGGATTTACATTAAAACCAGATAACGATTCAAATACTACTTTACGAGAAATAAAATATCTTAGTTCATTAAAAACTAATAAAGAATTCGTAGAGAAAGGTGATGATGTTAAAGGAAGTTTCTTACCATTAATTGAGGAGTATCAAATCCCTTTATCAGAAACTTTTGTAAAACAAGTTATTAAAGAAAGTGCAAAATTTATTATGAAAATGAAATATCATTATAATAGACCAAGACCATATCAAGTTGCTAAGATACATGATATTGATTTAAATGGTACTCAATTAGATAGTATGAAAACACCAAGTTATCCAAGTGGACATGCAGTTCAAGGATATTTAATTGCAGAGTTATTCTCATTTGCAGACCCAAGAAATTCAAGAGTATATCATTCAGTAGGTGAAATGGTAGCTGAATCAAGAATAAATGCTAAAGCTCATTATCCAAGTGATAAAAACTTTGGTAAGAAAGTTGCTAAGGTATTATTTCAAGGATTAAAAGTTAAATGATATCACTTAAAGAAATCCACCAATTAAATGAGAGAGCAGATTTTCAATATATTGCATCTCAATTAGTAAAGTATTATGGATTGAGAAGTAAAATAAGATTTATGTCCATACCTAAGAATAAGGCAGATTATGATTTTGATAATGATATAATTAAATTACGAAAAAGTTATCCAAATGTCAAGGATTTTATCGTATCAGTATTACATGAAATACATCATGCGAAACAAGTTAAGATGTATGGTAAAAAGAAGTTTTTAAAGAAATATATTCAAGCTGGTGATATGGCAGTTTGGGATGGTTTTGATAGATATGATAAGAATAAATGGGAAATTAGAGCCGAAAATTGGGCCCACCACGAATATAATAGAAGATGGAAAAATAAATTTTAAATTTTGGGAATTTTAGGTTATATTTATAAGTAGTTATGAAAACCCGCTCAGCGAAAAATAAAGGTAAACGCCTTCAAAATTCATTAAGAGATTTACTACTCGAAACATTCAAAGAACAATTAGAAGAGGATGATGTTAAATCTACTACAATGGGAGAAAGTGGTGAGGATATTCAATTATCACCAGCAGCCCGTAAACTCATTCCATACGCATTCGAATGTAAAAATCAAGAAAAATTAAACATATGGAGTTCATTAGAACAGGCAGAATCCAATAGTGAAAAGGGAAAACCAGTATTGGTGTTTAAAAGGAATAGAAGTAAAACTTATGCGGTTTTAGAATTAAATGATTTTGTTGATTTGATTAAGGATAAGAATGAAAATAGCCATAGTTAGTGGATACTTCGACCCATTACATATTGGACATTTAGATTATTTAGAACAATCTAAAGAACTTGCAGATATGTTATTTGTTATTGTTAATAATGATAAACAAGCAAAACTTAAAAAAGGTAAATCCTTTATGAATGAAGATGATAGATGTAGAATTATTGATTCACTTAAAGTTGTAGATAAAGTGTGGAAGAGTATTGATACAGATAAGACAGTTTGTAAATCATTAATAGAAATATTAGAGTGGGGTTATAGTGCGGAATATCTTTTTTGTAATGGTGGTGATGGTGATATAGGTGCAGAAGCAGAGGTTGCTAAAAAATATAATGTTGAAGTAGTAACTGGTTTAGGTGAGAAAATTCGTAGTAGTAGAAATTATACAGGTATCGAATGAGTCAATTAGTAGTTAATATTTTAGATAAAGCTCTTAAATCTAAGGGTAGAAAATTAAAGAAAACAAATGAATATATGTGGTGGAGTCCATTTGTTCAACATCATAAACAAAAACTTCAAGTTAATATTCAGACTGGTAAATGGCATTGTTGGGTAAGTAATCAAGGTGGACATAATCTCTTTCAATTACTTAAACAAGTAAATGCGGATAGAAGTTTATATAAAGAATTAAGTGATAGTATTGGCGGTTCATTTTTCTCTTCAGAGAAAACCAATAAGGATAATAAACAAATATTATCATTACCAAAAGATTTTAAACCACTATGGAATGGTGGTGATTCAGTTCAAAAACAACATGCATTAAACTTTTTGTATAATAGGGGAGTAACTGAAGAAGATATATTAAGATATAATATAGGATATTGTTTAAGTGGAACATATCAAAATAGAATTATAGTACCAAGTTATGATGGTGATGGACAATTAAATTACTTCGTTGGAAGAGATTTTTATAAAGGTGGGATGAAATACAAAAACCCACCCGTTCCTAAAGATATTATCGGATTCGATTTATATATAAATTGGAATGAACCGATTGTTCTTTGTGAGGGAGTGTTTGATGCCATCGCTATTAAAAGTAATGCAATTCCATTATTTGGCAAAACTTTATTACCTAAACTATATAGTAAAATAACCGAAAAAAGAGTTAAACATATAATTATAGCGTTGGATGAAGATGCTTATAAAGATTCGTTAACTTTGATAAGTAGGTTTCATGAGATGGGAATTTCGGTAAACTTTGTTAATATGAAAGGTAAAGACCCAAGTGAACTTGGCTATAAAAAAATGATTCATCAAGTGTTATCATCCAAAGAAGTTAATTTTAAAGAACTAATGAGGATGAAAATCTATGGAAACCAAAGATAATTATAGTATATGGAAATTTGGTGAGGGATATCATAAAGTGTATATAACTAATTCAGAAGCATATGATAAAATAAAATCTTTTTTGGGAATAAACAGAGATAGTTATTATAAGAAAGATGGGGAAGTTTACGCTTGGGATGTTACTTGTGAAGATAAGAAATTACCAAAAATTAAAAAAATACTCAAGGAGTTTACTTGATACAAGAGAAAATAAAAGTTCCGTTTCGTAAGTTAAAACATATACATCACATATCAGACATACAAATCCGAAATTTAAAACGGCATAGAGAATACGAAGAGGTATTCGAGGGATTGTATGAGGCAGTAAAAAAGAACCCAGATAATGCAGTTGCATATATCGGTGGTGATATCGCCCATTCTAAAACTGAAATGTCACCAGAATTAATTGACCAGTTATCAAGGTTATTCAAAAACTTATCTGATATTGTTCCTACAATTATTATAGCTGGAAATCACGATTGTAATTTAAATAATTTAAATAGATTAGATTGTTTATCACCAATTGTAGAAAATTTAAATCATCCTAATTTACACTATCTAAAGAGAACTGGTATTTACACTTGTGCTGATACGGATTTTATCGTATGGGATGTTTGGGATAAAGAGAAAGATTATATTAAAGCAAAAGATGTTCCAGGTGATAGAACTAAAGTTGTATTGTTTCATGGAACAGTCGATAGAAGTGAAACTGATTTAGGATTCAAGTTACCAAGTAAAGTAAAGATGAGTATGTTTAAAGGATATGATTTAGGATTACTTGGAGATATTCACAAACGACAACATTTGAATAAAGAAGAAACTATTTCTTATTGTGGTTCATTGGTTCAACAAAATCATGGTGAAGATATTGGTAAAGGTTATTTGTTATGGGATGTTCCAAAGAGAAAATCTAAATATATAGAAATACATAATGATTTTGGTTATTATACTATTAATATTGATAATGGTAAGTTACCAGATTTAAGTGATTTACCAAATAAACCAAGAGTTCGTGTTAGAGTAAGTAATACAAAACCAGCACAATTAAAACGATTGATGACTAAGGTTCAGAAGATGGCAAAAATTCAAGAATCAGTTATCACACGAGTAGATGGATTATCAACAGAAAAAATTCGTGATAAGAAAATTAATATTGGTGATGTTAATAATGTAGATTATCAATATGATTTAGTTAGTGAGTATTTGAAAAACAATTATATTGTTGATGATGATACTATGATTAAAATCAAGGATATATTAAAAGATTTAAATGGAGTAATACCAGAAGCAGATATACAAAGAAATGTAAGTTGGAAAATAAAAAGATTTGAGTTTGATAATATGTTTAGTTATGGAGAAAACAATGTAGTTGATTTCACAAAACTAAATGGTATTGTTGGATTATTTGCTCCAAACGCAACAGGTAAATCTGCATTATTAGATGCTTTATCATTTTGTTTATTTGATATAAGTTCAAGAGCATATAAGGCAGATAATATTATTAATAAGGCAAAATCTAATTTATATTGTAAAGTTAATTTTGAAATAGATGGTATAGATTATTATATAGAGAAAAAAGGTAAAAAGAATTTAAGAACTGGTCATGTTAAGGTTGATATAGATTTTTGGATGGTAGATGAAACAGGTGAAAGTATATCATTAAATGGAGACCAAAGAAGAACTACACAAAATAACATTAAAAAGGTTATTGGTAATTATGAAGATTTCATTCTTACATCAATGAGTTCACAAAACAATTCTACAGTCTTTATAGATAAAACTCAAAAAGAACGAAAAGAGTTATTATCACAATTTATGGGATTAAAGATATTTGATAAATTATATACACAGGCGGCAGAAGATATTAAAGAAGTTAATACACTTTTAACTGATTTTAAAAAGGCTGATTACGATAGTGAATTGGCAAGTATAACTGATGATTTGATTTTACTTGAATCTAAACAAAAAGATTTCAAGAAAGATGAACGAGATTTAAAGAAATCAAACAAAGAGTTATTATCAAAAATAAAAGAACAAACTAAAAGATTAAAACCAGTAGATGATAGTTTGAAAAGTATAGAAGTACTCGAAGGAGAACACTCTAAGTTACAAACTTTATCTGAGAATGTCAAGCAAAAACTTTCAGAATATGAAACAGAACAATATGATTTTGATAAGGCAGTAAAAGAGATTGAGAATAAGATTGTTATCTATCAACAAGATGGTGTAGAAGAGAAGTATTATCAATTAGAGAAGTTAGAAGAGGAAAGAGATTTATTTCAAGTAGAAATTGATAAATTGAAAATAGAAGTTCGTAGTAAATTAGATAAGATTGAGAAACTTGGTGATTTAACTTATGATGATGATTGTGACCATTGTATGAGTAATCCATTTACATTAGATGCGATAGAAACTAAAAAGAATTTAAACAAAGATAAACTTCTTGCACAAGAATATGTTCAAAAGAAACAAACTATGGAAGATGAGATACAAAAACAATTTAAGGTTCGTGCATTCAAAAAAGATTTAGATGAGTTAGAAACTAAATTAAGTGAAAAACAACGATACCAAGATAACATTGTATCTAATATAAATCTTACTAAAGAAAAACAAAAGAATATCGGAACACAATTTAATCTTATTAAGAGTGATATGGAAAGAGCAAAATCACAAGAACAAGATGTAATGTTTAATTCACAGGTAGAAATAGAGATTGATAAATTACAAAATGAAAGTGATGATTTAGATTATCAATTAGATGTAGTTGGTTCAAAATTAACTTCATTACATGGTGATATCCAAGTATTGAAAACCAAAGAAAAACAAATTAATGATAACATTAATAAAGTAGAAGAACTTGAAGATTCACATCAGGCATATCAATATCTATTAGAGGCAATAAAACGAGATGGTGTTCCTTATGATTTAATCAGTAAATCATTACCAACTGTCGAGGGTGCAGTAAATGATATCTTGGCACAAATAGTTGATTTTAGTATTGTGTTTAATATGGATGGAAAACAAATCGATACTCATATCGTATATGATGATGATAGAGTATGGCCTCTTGAGTTATCAAGTGGAATGGAAAGGTTTGTTTCATCACTGGCTATTCGTGTTGGTTTAATGAATGTAAGTAATTTACCAAGAAGTAACTTCCTTGCTATTGACGAAGGTTGGGGAACAATGGATTCAGAGAATCTAAATTCTGTACACCAATTGTTTCAATATCTGAAAACTCAATTTCAGTTCTCATTGGTTGTTTCTCATATTGAATCTATGAGAGATTTTGTTGATACACTATTAGAAATTAAAAAAGTTAGTGGAAGTTCATCAGTTAGATTTGCTAGAGATTGATGACATCTTAACTTTGGGTTGAGAAGCACCTTTCATCTTTGCTAATGTTTGATTTATAAAAGAAGAACAATTAGTTCTATTCTCTTTACAATAATATTTTAACCATTCCATAACATCTTCATCTAATGTGAAATTATATCTTTTTTTCATATTATACTCACCTTATACACACTTTATATATATTAATAAATAGTAAATTTTAAAATTTTGATATTTATAATAGAACCCCGAATGGAGTATTTTATAGATGGCAATTCTCAAAAGAATTAATAAATATCAAGGATTAAAAGACATTGATATACTGGTTGAAGAACAGGGATTAACTTCACAATATTTTAATGTTTACGACTTTCCAGACCAGATACCACAAGGTAAATCTTCCTTTCTTATAGCAGGTTCACCATATCTTAAAAACAATGTAGAATTAAAAGTTGAGATTTTAGATGCTGGTGGAAACACAATCTATACGGAAGCTGTAACTAATTATCTTGAGGGTGGTTCTCGTCGTGTATCAGTAGAGGTATATGATGATGTAGTTCCTGGTGATGGTTTTATGTATATAGTTGGGGAACTAAAACCTAATTATCAAAGTATAGCTGCTTTAAATGAAAATCAAGATGAGATTACTTCTGGTGAAATAGACCCACAAGATTTGTTAGAAGAAGTAGGTGGTGGTAATTTAACGGATGATATACCACCAGAATTTCAAGGTGTATATAATGTTAGATATATCAGACCTGTTTTTATTAATGCTACACTACCAAATACACAACCAATATTTTTCTATAAACAACCAACAATTTCATTATCAGAAATAGTAAAACCATTCGTTGAAGAAACAAGACCATCTGCATCAATAGAAATAACTGGAAGTGTTGATGTAAATAAAGCACCAAATATAACAGCCAATCAAACAGGACCTACAGGACAATCAGAGTTTGATAGTACTGATGTTTCAGGAATAGATAATGTTGGTCAACAATTATCATTATACAAAGATAGAAGACAATCTAAAATAGAACCATTGAGAAATACATCATTTTCTTCTCGTGGTAGATTGGTTAGAAGAGCTTCTCCAGAGGAAGATAGATTTACAATTACAATTAATGACCTTGAAAGTTCAGATGAGAATAGTTCAAATCAAGCTTCAAGTGCTTTAGTTGGTGGAACATTAACAATTAATAGTCCAGCGGTTGATGATACAAAATATCCATCAGAGGATTATACAATTCCATCAACATATACTACTTCAATTAAGAAAGTAAAAAATCAAAATACTCTTGTTCCACTTGATGATTTTATAATAACAAGAAAAGATACTGGTGAAAAGGTTGTAGCTGATATTGTTCATAATACGGGTGGAACACCAAATGTTACAATGTCATATACACCAACACCAAATGTTACATTAAGTAATACACACTATCGTTCTTTTGCTGATATTACAATTGCAAATTTAAGAACTTTTAGTGGTGATGTTTATAAAGCAAAAATTTATGCAAAGAGTAAAGGAACACTTGGTGATTTTGAACCAATGTATGAATCTACAATTGAATCACCAACATTATTGATTGACCCATTTAGTAAAACAGGATTTGTTAATGAGGGATATTTTTATTCTTCAAGTATAGTAGATAATTATTGGGTTAGTTCATCAAATGCCGTTGTTACACGAGATGATTCACAATTTATAGATGGTATTTTAATTAGTGGTTCTAATGAAGCTCATGGAACAAAATTAACTTTTGAAACTTCTGCAAGTTTTGATTTAGAAAAAAATGTAACACATACATTAAGATTTAATACACATTATTATCAAGGTAATAAAATAAATGCCAATGGAACGGGTTCACAAGATTTTGATATGCAAGTATATGTTCACCAATCTGCAATCGATGGAACATCACTTGCTACTGATAAATGGTATCCATTAGGAAGAGTTCAAGATGCAACAGAAGAACAAGGTTCAATACCTTCAGTATTCAATACATTTATAACACCGAGTGGTGCGACAGTAGACCCTAAATTAAAATTAAAGTTTGAAATTAATTCTGGTAGAGCAATAATTTCTGATGTAGAAGTTGGGCCTTATAGTGAAACAAATTTTAATCCAGATTTCTTTAGGGCAATTGTTCCAATGCCACATCCAATGCCTAAGAAACCAGATAAGTATGATTTCTTAGTTGAATTTTATGATGTAAATAATAATATCGCGGAGACTGTTGCAATCGCAGAAGATGCTGATTTTCTTGGGGCATCATTTAATATAGATGGAGATGGAAACTTATTAAGTGGTTCAATGTATCTTGGAAATGTTGAGGGTAGTGGTATTGAAATGCATGGTGGTTCTGCATTTATTCGTTCAATAGGATATGATGGGTTTGATAAAACTATAGCAAGTAGTAGTGGTGGATTTATGATGTTTAGTGGTTCTGTTACAGACCAAATAGGTTCAGCAGAAACTTACAATGGTGTTGGTTTAGAAATTGTAGATGCACATAGTTCAACAGATAGATATTTAAAGTTTAGAACAAATCCAAGTACATTTCAAGTTGTTACTGATGAGTTCTTTTTAGGACAATCAACATCTACTTTTGTTAGTGGTTCAAATGGAAACTTACATATAAGTTCGAGTAATTTTGAAATACAACCTGATGGTGATGTTATTATGTCAGGTACTATTACAGCAACTGCTGGTAATATTGGTGATTTTCAAATTGTAGATGGACAAATTAGTGGTAGTAATATCACGATGAATGCTACTCGTTCTCAAATATATAAAACAGATGCTGGTCCAGGTTCTGATACAGGAGCAGCTTTTGAACAATTAAGAGATGAATATTATATAGATTTTCAACCATCCGAAAGTGTAGATAAAGTAAATAATTATCGTTCTGGTTATTATATTAAGATGGGGCCAAATTTTGGTGTTGATAAGGATGGTATTTTATTTGCAAGTGGGGCTACATTCCAGGGTACTATAACTGCAAGTGCTGGTTTGATTGGTGGATTTACTTCTGATGACCATGCCTTTTCAAGTAACAATATTTTTATTTCTGGTTCGCCAACTGCAGGTGGAATTAATCAAGATAAATATATGTTTATCAGTACATCGAAGTTTAATGTAAAACAAAATGGAGATGTAACAGGTAGTAGTTTCTTATTAGAGGGTGGAACAATTACAGATGGAGTTACAATACTTGGGACAGTTGCTGCTAACTCTATATTAACACCTGCAACAATTGGTGGTTCACCAGCGACAGTGGCAAATGCCTCATCATCTATAACTGCACAAGGACATGCAAAGTTTGTTTCAGGTTCTATTGCTGGATGGGAAATGAATCCACAATATATTTCTAAGGCACTTGGTGGTCATTCTACAACTGCTACATCCAGAATTTACTTATCAGTTGAGGCTGATAATCAAGCTCAAAATATTCAACAAGGTTTACATATATACAGAGATGATGATGATACAACCGATGGTCATGTAAAGATAGTTAGAGTTGGTGGATTAAGTAATACTACCACTTTACACCACAATGATGATTATGGTTTACAAGTAATAAAAAAGGATTCAGATAACAATTATTCCAATATTATGTATATTGGTAAAAGTGAACAAAAGATATCAGGTTTCAGTATTACTCCAGTTGCTATTCATTCTACTGATAATAGTTTAATTCTTAGTGGTTCAGGAGAAATAACAGGTTCACAAGTATTATTTACTGGTGGTAAGATTGGTGGATGGACTTTAACTGATACTACATTAACTGGTGGAGTAGTAACATTAAATTCTGCAGGTTCAATAGAAGTTGGTGGATTATCCGATGCTACTACAGTCGCAACAACCAATAGTGGTTTCTTTGCAGATTCAAGTGGTAATGTTTTAATAAAAGGTAATGTTAGTAATAATGATTATCTTAAAGTTTCTGCTGGTGGTAGTATTGATATTAAGGCACAAAACTTTGATTTAGATGCAACTTCACTTATTATGGATAGTGGAACGAATGAGGGTAAAATTGCACTTGGTGGAACACCACCAACTGCTTATAATAGTGGAAATGGATTTTATGTAGATGGTACTGGTAAATTATTAATTGGTAGTGGAAGTGGAGATAGAATCCAATTTGATGGTAGTAACTTTACAGTCCAAGTTGGTTCATTAGAATTAGATGCAAGTAATGTAGAAATAAGTTCTACAAATGCAAGTATGTCATTGGGTGAGGGTAATATTATACTCGATGGTGATAATAGTAAAATTAAAGTTGGTGCAACTACAAGTAAACAAGTAGAGATAGTTGGTTCATCAACACAAGGATATATTGCAACAGGTAAAACATCTGCAACATCAACAACCGCAGGATTTTGGTTAGCAAATAATAATACAGACCCTGAATTTCATGTAGGTAACTCAACAGATTTTATAAAATTTGATGGTGGAAATTTAGATATACAATCACAAAAACTTGAAATAGATGCTTCAACATTTGAGGTATCTACTACCGAATCTTCTATGAGTTTAGGACATAGTGTAAGTTATCCACAAGGTAGAATTATATTACAAGGAAGTGGAACACCAAAAGTTGCAATAGGAACAGATGCATCATTTATCAGTATGACCACAGGTAGTGGTATTTATATGGATGGAGCTGGTAATTTTAAATTTGGTGATGATGATGGTAATGTTTCATTTAATAGTGGTAATTTTAGTATAACTGGTTCTGATGTTGATATACAAGTAACAGATTTAAACATTACTGCCGCAGGATTTAAATTATCATCTACTGATGCTTCAATGTCTTTAGGAACAAATGAACAATGGTATGCAAATGGTAATGGGGCAAGTCCATATTTGAGTATTGGACAATCTACAAAAGCATATTCAAATCCTGGAGTATTTCTTGGATATGTAAATGCACAATCAAGACCACGAGTTTCGTTTAGTGGTAGTGCTGGACATTTCCTATTTGATACTGGTGTAGATATTAAAACTTCTACTTTAGAAGTTCAAACTACAGGTATTGAAATTTCATCAGCACATACGAGTATGAGTATAGGTCCAGGTGGAAGTAATCCAATAGTAATTCAAAGTGCTGGTAATGATAGATTTATAAAATTTGGTAGTAAAACAGATTTTGCTCAAACTACAACGGCTGGTTTCATTATGGGTATGGATAATGGAGAAGCCAAATTTGATATGACAGTTGGTAGTGGTAATAATAATTACTTCAGAGCACAAAATAGTGGTATTGATATTAAAACACCTAATTTTAGATTAGATACTGATAGATTAGATATTGATTCATCCACAAGTAGAATACAAGTATATGATGGAGAGGGTGATGAAGTTATTAGATTTGGAGAAATATCAGATAGTGCTTCAGATTTATATGGATTAAAAGTTTACGATGGTGCAGGAACGGGTTCAAGTGATACATTATTAAAACTTGGTGGTGAAGGTAACGAGATAGCAGGTTGGACTATTGCAAATGAAACTTTAACTGGTGGTGCTATGGTTATTAGAAAAGATGGTACTATTGAATCAAGTGGATTTGCAAGTAATGTTGCTGGTAGTGGATTTAGATTAACTGCCGCACAAGGTGGTTTCTTAGAAGTAGAAAATGCTAAAATTCGTGGAACATTGGCAACTGCCGTATTTGAAAAAGAAAGTGTAAATGCCGTTGGTGGACAATTATATGTTGCCAATTCGACTGTCTTAACATCAAGTGCATTTAATCCAAGTGGAGTTCATGCTTCAACACAAAATACAATGTCAGTTGTTAATGTTACAGGATTTACTGCTAATGAAGTTTTATCTTTAAAGAAAGTAAGTACAACAGGATTTGGAACAGAGTATGTTTTAGTTCAAAGTGCTTCGAGAGATTATCCTGATAGTGAAACAAACTTTTCAGGTCAGTTATTTGTAACTCGTTCTTATGGAAGTGGAATAAGTGGTGATAGTGGTTCATTAGGAGAAACTCCAGGAACTGCACAAGCTTATAGTGGTTCACAAGTAATAGTTTCGACTGGTAAGATTAATACTGGTTACATTAGATTAAATGCTAATCCAAATGATGAAACAACACCTTATATGGATATTGTTGAAAGAACTGGTTCTGCAATTTATGATGTAAATTTAAAAGCAAGACTTGGTGATTTAAGTGGATTAAGTAGTGGATTACTTTATGGAAACACAAATCCTGGATTTGGTTTATTTACAGAAAATATATTTTTAACAGGAGCCATAACCGCAACGACAGGTTCGTTTACTGGTATCGTTCATATCAATACTTCCGATTCTGAACAGATAAAAATGGGTATTGATGTAAATGGAAGTAATGATGGTATCTATATAAATAACAACAATTATTGGTACACTAATGCCGCATTTAAAGTTGGTAGTTCAAATTATTATTTATCAAATGATTCAAGTGGAAATATTGCAATTCAACCAAAAACTTTTGAGTTAAAGGCTGGAACAGCATTAAATGGATATACAGATTTAAGAATATCATCTACACAAGCCTCGATGTCATTAAAAAATAATGATATTTTAATGCAAGCATCTGATGATAGTGCTTATTTAAGAGTTGGTAGAAATGTAAGTAAAGCTCTGATTTTGAGTGGTTCACAAACTTTTGGTTCATTATCAAGTGGTAAAACATCTTTTGCAGATACTACTACTGGTATTTGGATTGCAAATAGTAATTCAGTTCAACAAATGAACATTGGAACTTCTACACAATATATAAAATTTGATAGTACAAGTGGTAATTTACAAATAGCAAGTGATGATATTGAAGTAACGGCATCCAATGTTGATATTACAACAGGAACTATATCTGTAGATGCAACTGATTTTGAAATAGAATCTACAGTCCCATCAATGAGTTTGGGTTATGATACTAATTCAAATGCAGGAGTAACATTTACAGGTGGAAGCCCATCAAAGATACATTTCGGACCAAAAGGAAGTGCTAAGATGTTACTATCAAGTACTACAAGTGATAATTATTTACAAATTGGTTCACAAACATTTACGGGAACAGAAGGTGGAATTATAATTGGTAGTGATAGTGGAACTTCAAAATTAAAAGTTTATAATCATGCTTCTTCTTCCTTAGTATTTGATGGAACAGATTTTGATTTAAGGACAGTATCATTTAGAGTTGTAACAGAAGGTTTTGATATTAGTGGAACGAGTGGAACTGGCACATCTAACTTCTTAAAACTTGGAAGTGCAACTTCTGTAACGGCTGGTGAGGGTGCTTATCTTGATGGTGGTGGAAACTTTAGAGTTGGAACTGCAACAAGTGGTAATTCATTTGTAAGATATAATCCAACATCCGAAGAATTACAAGTAAAAACAAGTAACTTAAATATTGATACCACAACGATGGATATAGTTGCATCAGGTAGTGCAACAAGACTTTCTATGGGTGCATCACCACCAACGAATTTTTCTTCAAATGGAATTATCATAAGTGGTAGTGGATACTTTAATCTTCAAGCAGGAATAGGTAATTATATAAGGAATACATCAAGTGGTTTTGATTTAAAATCACAAAACTTTGGATTAGATGCAGGAACAATAATCGTTAGTAGTTCACTAAGTAGTGGTGCTATTAAATTAGGTTCATCTGCAAAAGATATTACCGAAACTGCTAATACAGGTGTGTATATGGATGGTACTGGTAAGTTCAGAGTTGGAACTGCAACAAGTGGTGATTCTTATTTACATTTTGATGGTAGTGATTTAGATATTAAAACAGGTGTGTTTAAACTTGATACAAGTAATCTTGATATAGATTCAGCCGCAGGTGGAAGTGGTAGTATTGCACTTGGTAGTACACCACCTACTGATTATACTGCTGGTAATGGTTTCTTTGTAGATGGTAGTGGTAAATTCCTATTAGGTAATTCAAGTGGTGACCATATTAAATGGAATGGAAGTACATTAGAAGTTGAGGGAACAATTAATATAACTGGTGGAACAGGAATACCAACGGATGCAGATATTAGTGGTAGTATTAGTGGTTCATATTTAAATCAATTTTCACAATCAATGCAAACACAAGTTGTATTATCTTCTGCTGGTATGGATTTGAAGAATGCCGCTGGTAATGCAACATTAGCAAGTTATGGTACTGATATGACGATTGGACAAACTACATCTACAAATCGTAATGTGTATGTTGATTCTGATGCTGGTATTCAACTTAGAAGAGGAACACAAATTTCAGCTTCATTTGCAGATAATTTAATTACACTTGGTCCAACTTCTGGTCAACATGTCCACATTGATACCGATTCAATTGATATAAAAAACGCAAGTTCAGTTTTATCAACCTTTGGTGCAAATTCTACAATTTATGGTGGGACTGTATCTTTTAATGATAATACAAGGGATAGAATTATTATTGATTCTACTTCAACTCGATATTATGATGAAGATGGAACTATAATAAGTGAACAAAAGAATGGTGTTTTAACATTAGGTGGTGCTGATAGTGATGATACAAATACAGTCGTTATTAGTTCAAGTGGTGTTAAATCTTATGGTAATACTAATACATTTTTTACAAATCAATCAAGTACTGGTTTTGCAATTCATGCTGGTGATGCAAGTAACACAGCCGTAAGTATTACTGCTACAACATCTTCATTTGGTCCAACTGCAACGGAACATATTCAGATAGATGCTTTAGGTATGAGATTGATGGATGGTACTACTGTCCGAGTTCGTATGAATTCAGATGGATTAACAATTCCAGATGGAACAGTCACTGCAGGTAGTAGTAAATTTGGTATTAATGTTAGTGGTAATAATGATGGATTATATGTTGATTCAAACAATTATGCTTATATAGATTCTACTTCGGCGTTTAAATGGGGTGGAAGTACTAATTATATTTCTGGAACACCATCAAGTATTAATATCGTAACAGATAATTTAGCTATAAATACAGCAACATTTACAGCATCATCTGCTGATAGTGGTTATATATCAGTAGGTCCAGGTGGTAATAGAACTTCAATGGCAGATATTGAGGGAGTATTCATTAGTGGTAGTGGTGAATTTTCTATGAGAAGTGGTTCGGAATATGTAAGATTTATGCAGAAGAAAAATATTGGTAGTACAGGTGATAATTTCCAACTTGGTATAGCTACACCAAAATTCTCACTACGAGATGGTGGTATTATGACGGCTGAAGATGCGGTTTTTGCAGGAGATATATCAGCAACTTCAGGTTTCTTTGGTCAAAGTACAGGTTCAGGTTGGAATATTGATGGTAGTAAAATAAGAGATGCAGATAGTTCAATTGTAATTGATGGTGGTGCAAGTCCAAATATCACATTAAAGGATGGAAACTATATAGCTGAAATTGTTCCATCATTCACAGCGGCAGCTTCTATATTGAAGGCTGGTGGTTTGGCATATAATAGTGTTACACAAGGATGGACTGGAACACAAACACAAACACAAACTCCAGATTTAGATAATGGTGATTCAAGTAGTAAATCTTGGATTGCAGGTGGATTTACAGGACATACTGGAGAAAGTAGTGTTTATGCCAATGTTGAAAGTTCGGTTGGAAATTCACCATCTACAACAAATTTTGGAACATACTCTGCAGATTTAACAGATGCAGTTTATAAGAGTGAGGCTGGTTGGGCATTATGGTGTCAAATAAAATCTATGAATGTATTAGATACCACTACTACAAACTGGATGAGTTTGGGTGATGTTAGTTATACTTGTAAAACTGCTTTATATAAATCAGTAAGTGGTGGTGCTTGGGCAGTTATTTCAGATTCGATTGAATCACATAGTGGTAATTTCTTTACAGATTTTATACCTGATGATTTTACAGGTAGTGGTGGAGGCCCGTATTATGCTAATACATTTAAAAGAACTATTACAAGAAGTTATAACCATACTGTCGCAAATGATTTAGATGATTATACTTGGGTAATTTATGATATTGTATTTACTAATAATAATTTGAGAGAAGAATATCAACATTCAAGTACTGGAAAAAATGCTTCTGCAGGTTTATCTGTTACAGAGCAATATTCTAAAATCGAAACAATGGCTCATTCACCAAGTAATAAAAAAGTAGAGGTTACACCAAAAGGAATACAGGCAGTATTCTTAACAAATGCTACTTTGGAAAATTCGGATAATAAATATTTCCGTATGACTCCTGATGAAGATAAGACGGTTGATATTATGGGAGCAGTTCATACAACTGGTTCTATTTCAATATCAGAACTTGGTTCGATGAGTAAGAAAACGGTCATTGGTAGTGATATAACATTGGATTACTCTGGTACTGGAAAAGTCAAAGCTTATACTGGAAATTTTGGTGCGGTAATGTTAGACCATACTGGTAATTATGGTACTGGTAATGATTCAATTCAATCTATAGGAACTGGAGCTGGTGGTATGAGATTCTATACTGCTGGAGCAGTTGATTTTGCAATGACAGATTCTGGAGATTTTCATGCAGATGGTGATATTATTGGATATTCATCGACAATATCAGATATAAAATTTAAAGAAAATGTTAGACCTATAGAAAATGCATTACTTAAAGTTCAAAAATTAAGAGGTGTTGAGTTTGATTGGAAAGACGATTTTAATGAAAGAGGTCATGATGTTGGGTTTATTGCACAAGAGGTAGAAAAAGTTGATGGATTGGAAGTGTTGGTCAAAGAGGGATATCTACTTAATGATGATGATGAGGAATTAACTGGTAAAAGAGTTTATTATGAAAAGGTTGTACCACTATTAGTAGAGGCCATTAAAGAACAACAAATTCAAATTAAGGAATTGCAATCTAAAGTGGAGAAGTTAGATGGCAATAACAAGTAGTGGTGAGATAAAATTTTCGGATTTATATAAGAACCAGAACGAAACATCATCAGTAACTTCTGGTTCTGATATGTCATTAGATAGTTTTTCAGATGCATTTGCAAATGCTGCCGTTTTAAGTAATTCACCAACAGCTTCATCAACTTTAAGAACATTATTAGGTGCGGATGAAGATAGGATATCACATTTTTATAGTGCGGATTATCCAGGTACATTTGAAAGTTTTGTATTATATCGAGGTAGTGTTGGTTCAAATCAATTAGATGGTAATGCGGCCAATGATGCTAACTCTACAATGGTAGAGGGTGAAACTCTTGTGATGTTAGCAATTGATAATTCAGGTATAGTAAATACAGCTGAATTTGAAGTTGTTACTGATGCGGGTTCTTCTGTTTCACCTGCTCATACTGATGCAGATGATACAGATGGTAGTGGAACGGCATATGTAGGTGTATCTTTAGGAATTACTCCAGGAACACAAGATGGTGCAACACTAAAATTTAAAGTTGCTGATGATGATTCGAGTTATAATTCAAATTTTGCAGATACTAAATTCAGATATCGTGATTCTATATCTGGACATGGAACTACTAATATTCAATCGGCGGGTGCTGGAGCAACATATCAAACATTTGTTTCAGAATCAGACCAATATATTGGGCCATCAGGTAATGGAACATTAAGTTATGCCACGGCCGTAACAACGGGTACACAATTTTCATCATCTGTTTCAAGGGCTATTAATGTGAACGGAGATGGTGGTAATATATATCATTTAAATTTGGTAGAGGGTGGAATACAAGTTTTAAATACTCCAGGTAAAATGACATTTACAACTACACATTATGGATATCCAGATAGTGGAGATGTTAATAATCCAAATACAAGAAATACAACAACGAGTACGGCAATTGTAGATGTTCCTTATACAAGGTCGTGGGATGATGTTGCTGCAATTGGTGATGGAACATTTAATGCTGGTGATTCAGTAACAATGAATGCAGTTTCTAAAGGTGCTGATAATAGTGGTGGTTCTGTCGCTCTAAGAGTTGGTTGGGGAACATCTAATTCTAATACAACCTTTACAGATTATACTGCAGGACTCGTTAATTCATTATATTCAGCATCTACTTGGAGTAATACATCTACATCATTAACTGCTACAGGTACAGGTCTTACTACATATTATCCAAAAGCGTATTATCTTACTGGTGGAGACCAAAATTTAACTGCAGGTTCTGGTATTTCAGTTGCACCAACTTTAACTTATTCAACTACAGGAAATACAACAATTGATATAAATAATACTCAAGCTTTTGTGGCATCAGTTTCGGCTGGAAATGGTGCAAGTGTTGCTATTACTTCAAGTCCAAATATTGGCAGTGGAACGAATAGTGCCACAATGACACCAGGTTCTGCAAATGGAGTTTATACAATTAGTTTTGCTGGAACATCGAATTATTCACAAACAAACAACCAAACAGATACATTAACAGTCAGACCGACTGTAAGTTTAGTTGAAGATAGTTCGTTAACATCGGCGGTAGGGTTTGCAAATACATATAGTACTGGACTTACACCAACAGGAATTAGTGCCACTTCATTATCATTTACTGCAACTGCCGCGGGTGATACAATTTCAACAAATGGATTTACATGGACAATACCATCTGGATTTTCAGATTCAAGTGAAACGGATAATACTTTGGCTGGAAATTTTTCAGGAACAACTGCTGGTTCAAAAACATTTGGTGTAACAGCAAGTGGAAATGGTACAACATCAACACAAGCCACAGTCGCAATTAATGTAACATTACTTGGGGCACAATCTTTTGGAGCACTATCAACATCGGTTGGTGGTGGTGGATGGGTAAGTAGTCGTGTTGTGAGAAGAGGTGCATCAAATACACTTAGAATAGATTGGCAATCTAAGAATGTAGCAAAGGGAGATATATGTTTAGGATTTGCATCTGTCGATGATGAAGATTTTTACGACCATAGTGATACAACAAAACTTGCGACTGTGGCAATGACTTCTGATAATACGGATACTGATAATAACTATGCAATCACCACACCTGCATTATCTGCAGCTAAGTGTGGTTTATATGATATTATGGTTTTTGATTTTGAAGGTTCGGCACCAAATAATCTACCACAAACAAGAACTTCCGCTTTACAAGATATTACAATAATTGATAAAGCTCCAACTACTACTGGTGCTTGGACTACGGCCGAGGGAAGTGGATATGTTGCTGGTAAATCTGTAAGTTTTAATGCAAGTACATATGCGGCATATTACCAACTACAAAGGTCTTCCGATGATGTCACTTGGGGAAATGTTAGTGGTAAAACAACTACAGGTACTTCTATTACACTTGATGGTCATTCTACAAACACTACAAATTATTATTATAGAATGGTGCCATATAATGATAATTCTTATGTTGATGATAATGGTGGTGCATCTACTTCGGATGAATCTGGAACTGCAAATGCATCAGCTCGATATCAACTTTATCCAGATGCAACTAATAGTAAAAATGTAATTAGTGCACCAGCCACAATATTTAGAACTACTTTAAATAATAGTACAGATACAACATTACATTTTAATTCACCAACAAATGCAACAGATAATGTTGTTACTTATGCTTATAGTGATAATACTGCCGTTTGGTCAATTAGTGATGCATCTACATCTACGGCATTATTAACGGCAACAGGAACTGCAGGAACTGGGACAGTAACACTTGATATTACTTGTGAGGGTGGTTCTGATTCTGATACAACATCTGCAACAGCAGTTGGAATTGCATTGTATCATTATCCTGCGATAAGTGCGATGAGTTTAAACAAAACAAGTTTAAAAGTTGGTGTAGAATCAGACCAATTAGTGGTCGAGGATTTTACATATCAAGGATTTAGACAACTTGGTGCTTCTGCCATGAATGTAGTGATAGATTTATCTGATGGTAGTAATACAGTCGGTTATTCTACTTCGACTGGTAATACAACATCAGTTACACTTTCTAATATAGATGATAGTCATACAACTGAGCGTGAAATTGTTGATGAGGTTATAAATTTAGGATATGTAGATGCCGCTGTAGGAACTGGAACAACAACAGCTAAAGTTCGTTTTACATTTCAAAATCATGATACAACTAATGACCCGACTGTTTCACCAGTTTTATTTACCACTTCTGTTAGTTTAAACCATCCAAACACATTGACTACTTATCAATCCTGTAATAGTTCTACAGGAAAATGGTCTGGTGGTTATTCTACACCAGAAGGTGCATTTAATGATACAACAGGAGGTGGTGCAGCTGGAAGTGATTGTAGAATTTATGGAGACCTTAATGACCCTGTTGGTGATGGAACTGAAGTTTATAAACTTATGGCAGATGGGTCAGTTGCTATTACAGATGGTGCTAATCAATATTATCATAACTATCAATGGAATAGTGGTTTGAGTGCATATAATAATGATGTGATGAAAATAGGTGCAGATGGTGGGATTGATGAATATTACGATGAACTGGCAATACCACCAGATGCAATATCAAGTTTAGCTTCTTCACAAACTACAACGGGTGCCTCGGTTAGTTCCATAGGTGATTTAGCTGATTATACATATGGTGCAAATAATGATAGGTCGGTTACAATAACCGGTAAAGCAACAACAAAGACTGTAGCGTTTACTTGGACAAGAAATAGTTCTATTAATGATGCAGTTGGGTTTGAATGGAATAATGGTGGATATTCTGCATTAGCGGCAAATTCAACTGGAAAATCTGTAACTTCAGTAACAAATGGTAGTTATACTAATGGAGCGAATGTTAGGAATTCAAGAAATGGTGTAAATCAATTTGGTGGAGCTGTAAATAGTGGAACTATTACAGTCAATAATGATGCCACACTTTATTTTGGAGCTTATAATGGTTCAAGTTGGAAAAACTTAGGAACTACCACAGGAACAGGACCATTTACATTTAGTTCTGTATCATTAGAACCTGGTAGTTGGACAATTTATTGTAAATATGGTGGTTATCCAAGTTCAACAAGTGGAAATCTTGCAAATAATCATTCATTCACTGTCAGTGCAAATGATGCGTTGGTATGGAGAGTTCCTGGAACACCATTAACATATCCATATGATGTTAACATTTCAGGATATCAAGGACAAGGTGATGAAATTTGGTGGATAGGTGGAACGAGTGTGGAATCGGGTGAACTTTCTGGAACAGATGATGTCGAAGTATATTTTCACATTAATGATACAAGTAATAATAATTTCCCAGGAACTGCTGGTTCTGGTATGAAAATGCATTTGAATATTGGAAGAACAGGTTCGGCTGGTGCAGTTAGTACGGATGGTACAACAACTTTAAGAGTTAAATTACAAAATCAAACTGCAACTACAGAAGCATATAGTGGATTCTCAGGTGCCATTTCAAATGAAGTATCTGCATTAGATACAATTAAACTTTGGGTTGGTGGTGATATGACCGATGATAATTCAAAAGCTTTTGTTGCTTTGGGTATGGAGACAGGAATTACTGCTGAAGGTACTATTGAAGAGAATTATGTTATTAAAGCATTTTACAACTCTGAAACTGCTGGATTGAATAAGAAAGCAGTGAAAGTAAATGTTAATGTATTTGATGAATCAGGTGGTACTGGTACAACTTGTTTTGCATTAGGAACTAAAGTATGGATGAATGATGGAACTTGGAAAAATATTGAAGATGTAACATTAACAGATTCATTAAAATCTATGAATATTGATGGTTTACCAAATAGTGATAATTTTGGTGATTATGGTTTTTGGTCAACAGGTTCAATTGCGGGTGCATCAATAACAGATTCAGATGCAGTATTTAATGGACAAGATTATTATTATGACCATTATGAAATAATTGATGAAAATGATAATAGTATAAAATCAACATATGAACATCCATTCTTAGTGTATAGAGATTTATCATTAAATAATGATGGAAATATTACAGAAGCTACACCTAAATATTGTTGGGTAAGGGCTAAGTCGTTAGATAAATATACTGATAAATTAGTTAATTCAAATAAAGAACTTGTGAGTATTAAAACGATAAATTATACTGAATCTGAAGCGTTGTTTGTTAAGTTAGATGTTGAGGATAATAATACTTATTTTGTAAAACTTGGTGATAATGCTATTGCTGTTCATAATGCAGGAAAAGCACCTTAATAAATAATTAACATTAAGAGGATTTAATTTTATATTTATATTAAAGGAGTTATAATGTCAGAAGAATATGATGTTTATTATTCAACAGGTGGTGCTGGTATGGTTGGTGGTGGAGCTGATGTTTGGGTTAACCATTGGATAGAAGAAATTGCACCAAAGTTAGATGTAAAACCTAAGTTACTTATACATAGAAATAAACCGAGTAAACCACAAACAGAGGAACAAAAGAAAACTTTTGAGAATAGTGTAAAAGTTGGTAGAGGTGGAAATACTGGTAGACAAGTACAGAAAAAAATTGAAAAAACATTTAATAAAGTAGTTGAAAAAACAAAAGATAAACCTAAAAAAGATTATAGACAAATATTAAAAGATGATTTGGAACATCATTGGCAAGGTGATGATACAACAAAATTTAAAGAATTATTGGGTAATGCTCGAAGAATAAATATTTTACATGGTTATTATGCACCACATAAATATATTGTAGAAAATAAACATAAAATACATAGTAATGCAATTCATGTTTCAGTTGCCGATGTATTAAAATCAGGAATGATTCTTGATTTAAGAAATTCTTTTCATTTTTATATGGAACAGAAGTGGGAAGATGATTTATGTAAACTTGCTAAACATCCATTTTGGATTGGTGTTAACGAAAGAGAATTAAAACATCCTGTAGAACATATTCCAAATTTTTATGAGTTTAAAAATAATCTTGATGTAAATGATAGTAATCAAGTTGGATTTGCTTCAAGAATGGAAACAAGAAAATGTCCACATTTTATGCAAGGATTAGATTCTATATTACACACTAAGGGAAAAGATATTTTGTGGTGGCAAAGAAATTGTGATTTAAATCGAGATGGTTGGAAAGTTTATAATTTTAATTATGATAATCAAGATAAATTTATGAAAAGAGATTGGGGAATATCACATTCAGCACATATTTATGAACCATTTGGGTATAGTATATTTCAGGCATTAGATTATGGTAAAATACCAATATTAGCTCACGATTGGATACCAAGTTATGATTATCCATTTAGAGCAGGAACACTTGAAGAATTTCATGAACAACATAAAAAGATTTGTGATTTATCAATTGATGGTAGAAGAGATTATGTTTTTCCATTACGAGAGTATTTAGATAAACATTATGGAAATAAAGAAGAGTGGGTTGAAAAAATGTTAAGAATGTATAACGAGTGATATTTATAAGTGTAACATAGGAAATATTATGGCAACAACAGCAGCACAAATATTATCATTAGGAAAATTAGGAAGAGCCGTGAGTGGTTCTCGTTCTAATTATACCACACGAACTTCATTATCTGAAGCTGGTGGAAGTCCAACTACAACTAAAATGAGTGATTTTTCAATCACATCAGTTGATAGTTTGACTGGGTATAATTATGTTTGGGAAAGTACTACAGAAACTTATGTGTTAGGTTTTACTGGTAAAGGTTCTAAGTTTAATGATAAGATTGGAAAAGGAACAAGTAACTTTGAATGGAGTTTAAGTACTTCTGGTGCAACACTTACCAATCAAGGAGCTACAGGTTCGTTTGCAGCCGCTGCAATATCAAATGCAAATACTGGCACAGGTGATGATAGTGATTGGTTTCCCGCAGGAACAAATAATATTAGTATGAATGTTAGTGTTAAGTTTAAAGAAGATGGACAAACTGATGGGTATAATGACCATGCAACTAATTATAATACTTCAAGAACAAAGGCTGTAACTATTGTTGATAGTTATGGTGGTTCACCAAGTTGTTTATTAGAGGGAACAAAAATAGAAATGGCAGATGGTTCATATAAAAAGGTTGAAGAGTTGAATATTGGAGAGTGGATAAAATCAATGGAAATGCCAGGTCAGTTAGATGAAGATAATGATGATTGGAGAAGTTGTAGGTTTCCAGATGAAAAAACAGAATCATTTACAATACATTCGGCCAGTATTCAAGATATTAATTTTGATTTTGTTCAAAGTTATTGGAATATAAATAACGGAGAAGAGAGAATTACAGGTGAACATGAAATGTTATATAAACCAGTTGGTGAAAATACTTGGATGTGGAATTTAGTTCCAAATATGTTGACTGGTGGACATTTAATGGATAAGAATGGAAATGAAGTTTTAATTACAAGTTTAGAAAAGGTTCAAAGTGAAGATGGATTCGAAGTAGTTCAGATTGATGTAGAACCATTGGATGTATATTTTGGTAAAACATTCTTGGTACACAATAAGGGAAGTAACGATAATCCATTTGATTAATATTTAAAAAAGGTTTTATGAAAAATTCAATATTAAATTATGATTATATAATGAATTATATCACAACGAATGAAGGAGAAGAAGTTCCTTATCGTTGGAGTCATGGTGCAGATGATATGCATCTCGGTGATGGTTTAATTATTTACACCTTAGTTCAGTTCTTTAAATTTAAAACATTAGTTTGTTTAGGAAGTGGTGGTGGATTTATACCAAGAATAATGACACAAGCAAGATATGATTTATCTGAACAAGGATTTTATAAAGAAGTTTGTATGGAGTGGGGAGATAATGGAAGTACTTATGTTGTAGATGCTTGTAATGGTTTTAATGGTAATGTAGATTGGGTAGAAGAGGATAGTGTTTTTCGTAGACATTTTCATCCAAAGTTTATAAAAGAAACAACGGAAAAGGCATATTATGATTTCTTTGTGAAACAAGATATTAAAATAGATTTATTACATATAGATGCAGACCATACTTTTGAGGGTGTTAAAAAAGATTTTGAATTGTATTCACAGATAATGAATAAAGGTGGTTTAATTACAATACATGATACTGATAAAGAGTATGTAGAAAATTTTGTAGAATTAGAAGGTCATAAAGGTGATGATTTAACAGGTCCTTCTGAGTTTGTTAAAACAATAGATAAAAGAAAATTTGAAGTATTTAACTTCTTTAATCATAATAAAGTATCTTGGAAACCAAGTTCAACAGGATTAACAATAGTGAGGAAAAAATGAAACCAAAAGAAAATTTAGTGACAGTTTGTGGACATAACACAACAATGTTATACCATATGTTACAACATTATCAATACAATGTCAAGGAAATTTTTGTAGTTTTATATGCACATCATAAAGATGACCCTGTTATTGAACAAGGATTGGAAATATTAGATAAATTTAATTTAAAACCACATAAGATTGCAATAGAAGAACCATTCAATTGGAATCGTGTTACAGAACTTTATAATGAAACCACATCATTAAAACCAGATGAGTGGTGGATAGTAGCAGATGATGATGAATTACAATTATATTCTAAACCAACATATCAGATTATTGAGGAGTGTGAAGAATATGGTTATGAATTTGTAACAGGTGGATTTATTGATAGAATAGGAGAAGATGGTTGTTTTCCAAAGATAACATTGGAAAGTGATGTGTGGAAAGAAATGCCAAATGCAGGATTCTTTAGATATCCATTAAGTAGAGCAGAAGCAAATAAAGTTACATTATTAAAAGGAAAACATAATGTTGTACCTGGTCAACATTTTATACAATTTGAAGATGGAAAAACATCTTGGGGTAAATCACATCCATTAAGATATCCAGTAGAAAAGAATTTTACACAAGTTCACCATTTTAAATGGGATTATTCAGTATTAGAAAGGTTGAAACAAGTAAGTAATTCAACCGCAGTAGAGGCATTTGCACATGAATATAAGAAAATGTTATCTGCAATTGAATATTTGGACTATAAATTAGATTTAAATGAAAGAAATTATATGTTTGAAAGGGTAGATGTTCCAAACTATAATCATTATAGGAAATGGAATATATTAACTAAAAAAATATTGAATATTTCAAACTTATAATTATATTTATTATTGTTATAACACTTAAACTAAACTCATGAGGTTTTATATGGCTAATACAGCAAAAACAAACGAACAACTAATATTGGAAGAAAGAAAAGTAAAAGCATTAGAAAAGATTGCTAATGTTTTAGATGCACTTACAATATGGTTTGAAGATGTAGATAAAGCAGAATGGAGTGAGAGACTCCAATGGTATTTATTTGAATTCCACGATAAGTTTGTTGGTACTAAACCAGAAAAAGATAAGTAATGAAATTAGGAATTATTGTTCCTTATCGTGCTAGACCAACACATTTACGAAAATTTAAAGAATACATAGAAACATACTTTAATGATAAGGATATCTCGTATCATTTAATTATTGTTGAACAAAATGATAATTTACCATTTAATCGAGGTAAACTACTCAATATAGGATTTGAACAAGCACTAAAGAAAAGGTGTGAGTATGTAGTATTTCATGATATTGATATGTTACCAGTTGATGTAGATTATTCCGCCTCAGATGTTCCAATACATTTGGCTACAAATTTTGAAGGTGGTAAACAAGAAGTATGGGATACATATTTCGGTGGCGTTACAATCTTTCCAATTGATTCATTTAAAAAAGTAAATGGTTATTCCAATGAATATTGGGGTTGGGGATTTGAGGATGATGATTTACTTTTACGATTAACTGAACAACAAATAGGAACAGATTTTTCAGTTCATAAATCTGAAAAAGAATATAATTCAGGCTTGTATATACATGGTGATGAAAGTTATATTCAATGTTACAATACAATTGATATTGAAAATAGTTTCACTATACATTGTACTTTTAAACCTGATGAAATTATTCCAGAATACAATAAACCATTTGATGAATATTGTGTTTGGTCTTTACCAGGTTGGGATACAACAATCAGTTATAGTTCATTTAATCGTTATAAATTTGAATGTTGGGATACTGAAAAAGAATGTTACTCGATAACATCAGAGCATTCACCACCAAAACTTACAAGAATAACTGTCACTTATGATAGAAGTACACGAGTTTTGGTTATGTATCAAGATGGTGAAGAAGTTGGTAGAAAAGTTATTCCAAGAAAACTTCTAAATACAGATACTCAATTTTTCTATATTGGAACTGGTGTGCCAAGAAGAAAAGGTGATATTAAAGGTTATAGAGGACTCGTAAAAGATTTTGCATATTGGAATGTAGGGTTGAGTGGAAATGAAGTAATGGAATTACATGAAAATCATGGAGTAAATTATTTAACAAATACAGGACAATATAGTAGTTGTGAAAATTTAAAAATTTACTATGATTTTAAACATTTACTACTTGAAAGACAATGGGAGTATGAACATGGTAAAGTAATTGATTTGGTAAATCATCAAGAAGAAAGATTTTGGCCAAAAACTTTTAATTGTATCCCACGAACAGAAATGGAAAATGAAGATATAAAAGTAAATAAACCATTTAGAAGACCATCTACATTTAAGTTATTAAAACATGCTCCTACAGGATATAATGCAGGTAGATGGAAAACTGAATCAACAAGATTAAATCAAATTAAATTTTTTGACCAAATTCGTAATAATAAAAGTAATTTATTAGAAGATGGATTAACTACATTACATTATGAGATTATTGAAGAAAAAAATGTAAGAAATTATTTACATCTAAAGGTTACTTTATGAAATTAGGAATTTGTATTCCATACAGAGATACGGGTGATGGAGTAAGGAAAGGACATTTAGATTCATTAGTTCCACATTTAGAAAAATTTTTTAGTGAACGAGATATTGATTTTAGAATTTACATTGGACATCAAGTAGATGATAAACAATTTAACAGAAGTGGAACAAAGAATGTAGCATTTCTTGCAGCAAAAGAAGATGGTTGTGATTATGTAGCATTTCATGATGTAGATATGTTACCAACAGAGGATGTTGATTATTCGTATCCAGGTGAAACACCAAAACAGATTGCTACATATCTATCACAATGGGATTACACACTACGAGATGTAGAATACTTTGGTGGAGTGGTGTTGTTCACTATAGAACAATTTGAAAATGTAAATGGTTATCACACTAACTATTGGGGTTGGGGTATGGAAGATGATGATTTGTTTTGGAGATGTTATCAAAAAGGTTATTATAAACCAGATACAATTCCAGGACCTGGTAATAAAAGAATTTTGAAATTTGATGGATTTACTACATATATTGAAGTACCACCAAGTTATACTTTAAATGAAGTTCCACAAAAATCTTTTAAAGTAGAGGCATTAACAAGAGGTGTTGTAAAAAGTGATGAAGAAGAGTATTTAATTGGTAACGATAATTCAAGATATATAAAATATCCTTTATTATGTAAACAAGGATGGGATTTTGATATTTCATACAATAATGCAAGAGCTTGGTCAACATCATTATGGACTTGGAAAAATAGACATATGTATAGTTGGGTAAAACGATACTCTAATTTGTGGACTAAAGTTAATTTAGAAGTTGATGTTAGAAATAGGTTTAGAAAATTAACAATTAATGATGTTGAGTATGGTTCTCGGTTTGGAATACAAAAATCTAAATTAAAACTTGATGATAGATTAAAAAAATATCCACCAAAACCATTTTATATTGGTAGGAATGCACCAAACTCTTGGGGAAATATTAGAAATTTTTTCAAGGGTGATTTAGCTTATATAAAAATATGGAATCATCAAAATAAATTAATCTTACATTATGATTTTGATAAATCATATAAAGGAGCTAAAGTTATAGATTTAAGTGGATGTGATAATCATGGTAAATTATTTCTTTATGAGGGTAAAGTTACAAGAGAACATATAGGTGATTTGGTAAATACATTAGAACCAGATAGAAGATACGGAACTATGGAATGTATGCCACATGAAGATGAGGGTATTGTTGATGAAAAGTTTCAAGGGGATATAAAAGCAACAGCAAGAAATGAATTGATATATAGAAAACATATGCAAAAAGGTAAAATAGATATTGATAACGATGAATATGGTTTAAAAGAAATGAAATATGAAATAGATAGTAAAGATGATATTTATAATAGACATCAAATTATTAATGTGAGGTTTTAAATGGCAGGGTATAAAGACCAAGTAGCAGAAAATCCAATATTTCAAAAAACAAAGAATAAGTTGGATAAAACAGGTTGTGGATTTTGTTTAGCAAAATGGACACAAGTAACACTACAATTACAGTCAGGACATAATCATTCCTGTCACCATCCAAAAACACATAAAATTAATTTACAAGAGATTAAAAGAAATCCATCTGCTCTACATAATACACAATTTAAGAAAGAAAAACGAAAAGAAATGTTGACTGGTCAAAGACCAAAAGAATGTGATTATTGTTGGAATGTAGAGGATAATTCAGATAGATTTAGTGATAGAGTTTTTAAATCAGCTGAAAGTTGGTCTTGGCCACATGCAGATGAAATTGCCAATTTAGATTGGAGAGCAGATTATAATCCAAGATATGTAGAGGTTGCTTTCTCAAATGCTTGTAATTTCAAATGTAGTTATTGTGGACCGGCATATTCTACCACTTGGATGGAAGAAATAGATAAATATGGTGGTTACCCAACATCAACAGGATTTAATGACCCAAGAGGTTTAATTGCAGAGGATAAAATTCCAATCCCACAACGAGAACACAATCCATATACAGAAGCATTTTGGAAATGGTGGCCAGAACTATATAGGGATTTACATACATTTAGAATCACAGGTGGAGAACCATTGTTATCAAAAGATACTTGGGGAGTATTAGATTATATTATAGAACAACCAAATCCAAATAAAAATTTACAATTGGCGATTAATAGTAATTTGGGTGTTCCAGATAATTTGATTGATAAGTTAATTGAAAAGGTACAACGAATTGAAGATGAGGGCAGAGTTAGAGAAATGATTATATTTACTTCTGTAGAATCTTGGGGAGAACAAGCGGAGTATATTAGAAATGGTTTAGAGTTTAATCGTTTTTGGGATAATTGTAATAAAATTTTAACTAAATGTAATCGTGTTAATTTTACAATCATGTCAACATACAATGCATTATCAGTTCCAAATTATGATAAGTTGTTATATGGTATTTACGATATGAAAAGAATGTATGGTTCTGATGATAGATATTGGAATTCAGCAGTATTTTTAGATTCAAGTTATTTACGATATCCACTACATCAATCTGTTCAAATTTTACCAAAGAGTTTTGCACAAAATATTTACAAACAAACACAATTAAGTGAATATATGGCAACACCTAATTTTGAAACAAGGTTGATAGGATACTCAGATATTGAAGTTCAAAAAATAAAAAGAATTTATGATTGGATGTTGGTTGCAGATAAAAAAGAACGAATTCAAAATAGAAAAGATTTTTATAAATTCTTTAGTGAACATGATAAAAGAAGAGGAACAGACTTTTGTAAAACTTTTCCTGAACTTGAACATTTTTATAATAGATGTAGAGTTATGGTAGAAAGAAGTTATAGATAATGGTTAAAATTAATAAAGATAATTTATATTATGTGTTACCAACACAAAGATATGATTTAACAACACATCCACCAAGTCAAACTATGCAAGGTAATTTTACTTTTTGGGCAAAATTTAAAGTTAATAAAAAGATAAAAACAAAAGTTCCTTGTTCTGTAATGATGAGGCCAGGATTACATTATGGTTTATGTTATAATCAAGACCATGATTCGATAAATTGGGAATTTTGGTATAATCAAGATGGTGAATCTGATGAATTTGGTATGACAACATTATGTACAAATCACGAATTTAAAGGTAAAACACTTTTTGATACAGAATGGTTAGTTATCATTAGACATATTGAAGCAAATAAAGCATTTACAATGCATGTTTATGATGATGTTGGAAAATTAATTACAAGAGAAACTACTTATGAGGGAAAACTAAAAGACTTTAGTGGAACACCTTATAACTTTGGGTGTGGTAATTATTTCAAACAAGTAGGAGATGACCATTATTTCTTTGGTGATTATAATTTATACAATTGTGGTTTAATAGAAAATGTAGAATATGATGATGGTTTACTTTTAGAATTTATAGATAAAACAAAAAATGATAAAGATGAGTTAAAAGGACATTATCCTTTATTAGATTTAGTTTTTTATTTTAATTTTAATAATAGAACCTTGTATAAAGTTTGGGATTTATCTGGACATTGTAATTTCTTAGCCGTTAATACGGATTTGGGCACATGAAACATATAGTTTGTTGTGGGTGTTCTTTTACAAGAGACCATTATCGATATAATATCAATGGTACAGATTTAGATTATTTAAAAGATAATAAAAAGATTTGGAAATGGCCACATTTTTTAAAAGAAAATTTAAATGATAGTAAAATTTATAATTTAGGAAGTCCAACCAATGATAATTCAGTAGTTAGAAAATCTATTATTTATAAAGTTGATAAATTATTAAAAGAGGGAATATCACCTAAAGATATTATTGTTTTAGTTCAATGGAGTAGTTGGCAAAGAAATTCATTTTATATATCAAGAGACCGTGCCCGATTAAGTAAATCATTGTTGTATAAATTTAAGGGAGTTCATGGTGAATATTCACATATATCCGATTTTATTAATGGTAAAAGTCAAATTGGACAATATGGTTATTATCTGTTAACTGGTGGTTTTGCAATAGACCATGTTCCTTATCCAATAAAGAAATTAATTAATACATATGTAGATGAATTTTTTTCAGAAGAAGAATCTCAAATAAGATTTTTTGAAAATATTATATTTTTACAAAGTTATTTAAAATCTCACGATATAAAAAATTTATCTTTTAATTTACAAAATAATTTTTCTAACTATTATGTAAAACAAGGATTTCCAGGATTATTAAATGATGAAGAAGTACCATATAATTCTATTTATATAGATAAGTTTATACCAAAAACAATAGATGATGATACAGATTTAAATTATGATAATCCTTATATACAACATTTATTTGATATGATTGATTTTGATAAATTTTGGTTTTTAAAAAATGAAGATACTCTTTATGGTGGTTTAATGGAGTGGGCAGTTAAAAACTATGATATTGAAACAGATAAAAATGTAAATGGATTATGGTATGAATTTGCTGGTATAACTCCAGATGATTTAAAAAAGAAATTAAAAAGAAATGATTGGTGTTTTGGGCATCTATCTGCAATGATGAATGAAAAATTTGTAAAAGAGGAGTTGTTAGGAAATGAAATTTTATCACAAGAACGATAGTTTATATTCTTATGCACCAGATTTTTTATTTGGTAAAACATTAACTACACCCAGAGGAAGAGGAATGACAACCAATGATTTTGGTGAAGCAGATTTTATGTCATTCAATGCTCCATACAGAAGTGATTATCCAGAAGACCCAAAGGATTTTGCACAAGAAGTAAAACAAGTAAAATTAGAATATCCACATATAAAAATATTATTAGTATGGAAAGATGAGATTGTTCAAAACATTGGACATGATAAATTATATGAGGTAATGAAGTTATTAGTTGAAGATAATGTTTTTACAAAAAAAGAGATTATTGCATTTACACCAAATATAAATTCTGATGTAGAATATTCTTATTTCACACACGCACCAAATTATCTCGCACCAATACATTATTTTATACCACAAGTTTATTTTGGTAAAAAAGAATACTTTTTACAAGATGATTTATATCCAGATGATGATGGAAGATATTTTGGAACTAAACCAATATTTGAAAATAGAATAAACATAAAGAAAACTAAAAAAATTATAAGTAGTGCTCGTAAGTGGAATCATTATAGAGGTTCTTATTATGAAAAGTTATTAACAGATTATCCAGATTTAATTAATGATAATAATATAATTAGGTTTTATGATTATTGTGCCAATAGTACTTTACCATCTAAATTTGGTAAACGAACTTACTATGATTTATTTCCACACAATGAACCATCAGAAAATCTCGAAAATGAATTGATGCAAGACCGTGAAGAAATGTATTATGAACCTTTAGTAGAAGATTACTTAAAATCATATTTTGCAGTTATACATGAAACTTGTTTTCCAGATTTTCATAGAGGTAAAAACCAAGATAAAAAATATTTTAATCAATATCATATGACAGAAAAAACAATAATTCCACTGGCAGCTAAATGTGTAATTTTTACAAACTCACATAGTGATTTTGATAAATATTTGAATGAAGTTGGTATAGAAACTTTTAGTGATTTATTTGCTCAAGATACTACTTTAGAAATTATTAATGAAATTAATTCTTGGAGTTATATTCAAATTAAAAAGTTTTATAAAAGAAAAGATGTACAATCAAGGATAAATAAAAATTTTAAATTATGGAAAAATTGGTTAACATTAAGGTATAGAGATAACAAAGTATTAGAGGTGTTAAATGAATTTGTGCACTAATAATACAAATAGTATTCTTATTTCAGATTTGATATATCATAATTTAATTAAAGAATCTGATGTTAAAGATGGTCAATGTGATGGTGAGGGTGTTTTTATATATGATGTTTTGGGTAATTTAACAGATAATGACTTTGATTTTTTAAATAAAATAAAATGTAAAAAACTATTGATTGATACTTCATCCAATGATGGTATTGGTAAGGCTGTTTATAAATCATTAAATAAAAAATTAAAGCGTGATTTTAAAGTTATATCTAAATCACTTGATTTTAAAGAATTAAATTATTTATATTATGACCAACAAATGTTTAGAATGAAAGATTTTGTTGATATACTTGATTCTTATGATGATTTACAAAAGGATTTTAATAGAAATTATTTATTGCCACAGAAAAAGGGAATGTTTTTTGCAGGACATCCAAGATTTCATAAATTAAAAATTCTTAATTTTTTACATTTAAATAATTTATTGGATAGTTTATATTGGACAAGTTCAAAGATTGATTATGATTTACCAAAAGGAATCACATGGGTTCATGATGTTCAGGATAGAGATGATGAATATTTATCGTTTGATGTAATAAAACTTTTACCAAAAAAACTTGATTATAAATATGAAACTTCTAATCACCATTTAGTATCAATTGGTATAACAATCAATTGGGGATTTTATTTAAATAGTTGTTTTGATATTGTGGGAGAAACTTGTTTTTATGATGATAATTTTATACACCATGTTTCAGAAAAAACACTTAAACCTATATTGTGTGGTATGCCTTTTATAATGTTAAATTATCCACAAACTATAAAAAAATTAGAAGATAACTTTGGATTTAATTTTTCATATGATATTTGGACACATGATTATGATGATATAACTAATTCAGAAGAAAGATTAAATTCTATTGAAAAACAATTGAAAAAAATACTTACTTATAGTAGAGAGGATTTAAAGGAGTTTTCATATCAATACAAACTTCAAACTAAACAAAATAGGGATATATTGATAAATGAATTTTGGAAAGGTTCTTTAAAAAGAATAGTGGAGTATATTAATGAGTAAACTATGGGTATTTGGGTGTTCACATACTACACCAAGTGGAGTTTCACATGATGAGTGGTGGGCTACAATATTAGCAAAAAAATTGGGTATAAGATTACCAAAACAAATTAGAGTAGCTGATAGAGGTTTTTCTGTTCCAGTTGAAGGTGATGGTGGTTGTGGTATTGGTATCATATTCTTAAATGTTATGACAAAGGTTCATTTAGGTTTAATTAAACCTGATGATGTAGTTATCTTTAATGCTTCTTATTCAACACGAATACAATCTTCAGAACTTGTTAGTAAACCTACTAAAGATAAACGATGGGTTAATTGGCATACGAGTATAATGGAGCACTTTAAAGCTAATTATGGTAAGGATTATAAACGAGAAGATTTGATTGACATGAATTATAAAAGTGACCAAGTTTTATTTGCACATTGGTATCTTAAACAATCCCATGCTTATAAATTACTAAAAAGTACTGGTGCTGAAGTTTATCAATGGTTATTAGAACCAAAAGATTTACTTGAAGATGTTTTAAATAGTTTAGATGAAAACCATCTTAGAGAAGAATCAAAGAAAAAAAATATAGAGCAATCTGAAACTATTTATTATCTTCTAAAAGATAGGCATAATGGTTGGGAAAATTTATTAGAATGTCCTAAATTAACACCACCAATATATACACGCTTACCAAACAATGGTCGATTTTCAGATGGTAAAGTAATAGATTGTTGGAGTGATGTATTTGCTGAAGTTTTTCCTATAGAATACAGAAAAGATGGTCATATGAATATAGAAGGTAATCAATTTTTTGCAAACTCACTTTATAACTCAATACTAAAGATTAAAAATGAAAATAAATAAAGATTATTTAATTACAAGTGGTTGTTCTTTTACTGAGGGACACAAAATTCAACCTATAAGTTGGGCAACAAAACTTAGTGAGAAACTAAAATCAGAATTAATAAATTTAGGAAAAGGTGGTCGTTCTAATGATAGTATTATTCCAAATACTATTTTGTATGCAATGAAGTATCCAGAAATAGCAAAAAATAGTTTTTTTGTAATTCAATTAACGGAATGTTTAAGATATAATGTATCTTTAGATTTAGATTTAGATAGTAAAGGTGTTCCAATGGTTTTTACACCAAATCAGTTTATGTTTGATGTTTATGGTGATAGAAAATTTGATAATTGGGATATGAAAGATAGAATCAATAAATGGGTATTTGATAATCGATATGCTTTAGCACCAATATTTGTTAATATTACTGAAAGATTATATAATACACACAAACATATAATTAATTTTATAAATTTTTGTGAAGGTAAAGGTTATCCGTTTTTAATTTTTGATGGTATCAATCAACATATTCCAATAAAAATAGATGGTAAATGGTATCTTGAGGGTTCAAATCCAAATCATGAAAAATTTGAAGTTATGGTAAATGAAAATGAACCTGGTGCAGCTGATACACATTTTTATTCAAAATACGATTCAACATCAGGTATTTTAAAATCAGAAATTGATTATTTAAAAAATCACAAATATTATTATAATGATGAAGTATTATATAGAAAAATCAATAACCAATTAAGTGGTGTTGGTGATAAATATACAAAAGGAAATGATGGACATCCTAACGAAGAAGGTTCAGAAATGTGGAGTAAACATTTGATTGAGGTTATTAATGGATTGGAATAATTTACAGATATTAGATGAAAAATATTATCGTGATTTGTATGATGTAAATGGAGTATCATTAACTTGGGAAGATGTTCTCTTGTATGAAGATGATAATTATGCTATTATTAGAGAGTATTATAAGTGGGCAAACCCAGTAGAAGAAATTGATAACAAAGTTTCAAAACTTTTTGAAAATAAAAAAGTTATTGGATTAGCTCCATCAGAATTTTGGAATGATGATAGAGCACCATTTGTATATGGTAATGATAAATTTTATAGACAAACCTGTGGTTATTCTAATGGCCGTTGGGATGTTTATTTCCAAGTAAAATGTCATATTGAAAGTCTTACAATACTACATCCAGAAGTTTATGATATTGATGTTAAACCAGAATATCAATGTTCTTACTTGGGTAGAAGAGGAACAGAAAAGAGGTGGAATTTTTTTGTATTAACTTATGAACATAAAAATAATTTTTTTATAAATTATTGGAATTATCATTGGAAATGGCAGAATGTAGAAAAATGTTTTTTTGATGAATGGAATGGTATTGAGTTTCCATATTTTACAGAGAAACAAGAAATGGGAACATGGAAAAAACGAATAAATAATTATCATAAATATAATGCTAAATTACTATCAGATGCTGTAAAGTTACAAACTAAATCAAAATATAATTTAGTACTTGAAACTTATGATTCTGGACCAATTATAACTGAAAAAAGTATTTTACCATTTCTTGCAAAACGAATACCAGTATATGCTACTGATATGAGAAATAGAAAATGTTTAGAACAACTTGGGTTTTATACTTTTGATGAAATCTACGATGGATTTGATGTAGATAAAACTTTACTATATGAAAATAGAGGTGGTTATGTAATAGAACCTGAAGTTAGTTGGGAACTTAATAAAGAATATTATTTACAATGGAAAGAAATTTTAAAAAAAATAAATTCTGATTGGGGGGATAATTATTTTAATTCAAAACAAGATGAGATACAACACAATTTTGAGTTATGTAAAAAAATAGATGATAATACATTATATAAATCAATAGAGGAGTTGTTTGATGAAAAATAAAAAATATATAATTGCATCAGGATGTTCTTTCACACATAATTATAAAGTTAATGTTGATAAGGCTTCAAGAGAACATAGGTGGAAAAATGATTCTATAAAAGATTTTACTTGGTTTCATTGGTTATGGAATATTTTGGGTGAAGATGATTATGAGTTTTATAATTATGGAACTATAACAAATGATAATAAAACCATTTGTCGTAGTATTTTTTATAAAGTAAGTGATTTAATTTTTAATAAAAAAGTTAATCCAAAAGATATTATTGTTATTGCACAATGGACAACCTTAACAAGAAATTCTTGGTTTGTATCTCCAGACAAATATAATGAAATTAAGAAATTAGATATACAACAACAGGGGATAAATCAACAACCACCACCACACACTACAGATTATTTAAAATTTGGTGATAAACATCATTGTTATGAACATGGATATTTTTATATGACTGGTGGGTTTAATAAAACTGAACAATACCTTGATGATTATTCTGAAAAGTATTTTTTAGATGTTTTAACTAAAGAAGAACGATATATTGAATGGTTTGATTCATATATTGGATTAACAAGTTGGTTAGAAAATATTGGTATAGATAAATTTCATTGTTTTAATATGAATAATAATTTTTCAAAAACAGCTTTACAAGGAAAAACACCACCTGATGGCATTTGGGATGGAGATGTTTATCAACAATTAATTAAAGATAAAAGAGTTGCACAAACTTGGAACGATGATATAATTATTTATGACAATCCATATGTTAAAACATATGCTGATAGAATTGATTTTGATAAGTGGTGGTTTTTTGAAGAAGAAGATATACATCAATATGGTGGTATGATAGAATGGAGTATTAGAAACTTTGATGAAACACAACAAAGTGATTTACCAGTTGTATTATGGAGAGAGTTGAATGATATGGATGAAACACAACAGAGGAGATATTTAGAACAAAATTGGTATGGTCATACTTCATCTTTATTAACTAAAAAATTTGTTAATGAAGTTGTTTTAGATTTAATTGGATATGAAAAATGATTTTTATATAGTAGAAAATTATATTACGAAAGATAATTTCGATAAAATTTTTAATGAAAACTTAGGTGACCACGATAATTTTTCAGTTACATTTAATGCTAATCTCGTTGATAATGAATACTCAATGCAGTTCCGTAAAGAATTTGATACTATAAAATTTGATGATATATATCAATATCGTAATGATACAATTGAATCAATATCACAGGTTTGGTTTACTCGTCCTTTACATTTTTTTAATTCAGATTGGCCATTAAAAGAAAAAATAACCTCCTGGGTTTCAAAAAATTATAACATACCTAAAGATAAATTAGGTGTAACACATACTCAAATTCAAATTTATCCACCAGGTTCACATATAGAAGCTCATTCTGATAAAAGTTATGATGATGAAGACGATAAAATTTGTGCAATTTTAATACCATTAAATTCAATGCCAGAAAATGCTAGTGGTGGACTTTTGGTTGGTAGAAAAAAAACTAAAAAACGCACTATAAAATTTGAAGAAGATATGACTTATACTAAAACTCCAGTATATCAAACAATATTTGAATACAGACCAAAAAGGGGTGATATGGTAGTAGTAGATTTTAATTCAGAGGCAACACATGAAGTTACACCAGTAGTAAATTGGTTTAGGTTTATGCTCACTTGTTTTATTAAAAAACTTGATTAAAATTGAGATTATAGATATTTATATATGAAGAGTCATATAGTGATAACTCGGGTGAGATTCCTGAAAGTCCTAACCCACTATTAGACTATAAAAAATAACGGGAGGCATTTAAAGATGCCTTCGTCTATGGGAGGCAATAGTTATGGACATCAAGAAAGATGACTTGAAAAATATTCAAGTTGGTAATGCAAAATCAACCTATAAAGATAATTTAACTGATGCAATGACTTTTTTATCAAAAGATGAAAGAGTTATTTTTGTCGGTCAACAAATAGTTTTTCCAGGTAATCCTATGTCATCTACATTAAAAAATGTTACAGAGAAACAAATGATTGAAATGCCAGTCGCAGAGGAATTTCAACTTGGGTTTTGTAATGGATTGGCATTAGATGGTTATCGACCATTATCTTTTTATCCACGATGGGATTTCTTAATTTTAGCTGCAAATCAATTATGTACACATTTAGATAAACTTAAAGAATATTCACAAGGTGATTTTAATCCAGTAGTTGGTATTAGAGTTGCAGTTCCAACAAGTTCACCGATAGACCCTGGTATACAACATAAATCAAATTATACAGAAGCGTTTAAGTTAATGTTAAAGTATGTTGATGTTGTAGAATTAAAAACTCCTGAAGATATAATTCCTGCTTATAAAAAGTTTTTAGAACCAAATGCAAAACCAAGTATATTTGTTGAATATGTAGATAGGTACGGATACTAATGAAAGCGTTAATAATAGGTGGAAGAGGAATGGTTGGAAGACAACTTACAGAGTTGTGTTCCATAGTTTATGATGAAGTTTGTGTTGCAGATGTAGGTTATAGTATTCCACAAGATTTACCAGCTAATGTTGATTATGAACCTTGTGATATGACCTTTAAAACTAATGCAAGTATCGTTGCAGATTATAATCATGTTTATCACTTAGCAGGAATAAAGGGTTCACCATTAAGAGTAAAGGAATCACCAGCTGATTACTTACCGATGTTACAATTTGATACAAATGTTATACAGGCGGTTGGACAATGGAAACCAGATTGGTTTCTATATACAAGTTCGATTGGTGTTTATCCACCAAGTGAGTATTATAAAGAAGATGATGTATGGAATAAAGTTCCAAGTCCAAATGATAAAATTCCTGCATATATAAAACGAATGGGAGAGTTAAGTTGTGAAGCAATTAGTATTACAAACGATTATAAAAATATATCCATTGTTAGACCCGCAAATATTTACGGGCCTTATGATAATTTTGGTGATGAATCTACGGTCATAGCTTCATTAATTAAAAAAGCATATCACGACAACAATGATATATTAGAGGTATGGGGAGATGGTTCACCTATAAGAGATTTTATTTATTCAAAAGATGTTGCTCGTGGTATGTTATATATGGTTCAAAATAAAATTAATGATACAATAAATCTTGGTAGTGGTGAGGAAGTTAGAATATCAGATATTGCAGAAATAATTGCAAATCATTATAATCAAGAAATAGATTATGATACAACAAAACCAAATGGTGATATGAGAAGACAGATGGATACCACAAGGATGGAAGAATATGGATTCAGAAGAAGTCATTCATTGGAAGTTGGGATAAAGGAAACAATAGAATATTATGAATCAATTCAATAAAATATATTTTAATGGATGTTCATATACTGCTGGTGGTGGATTAGAAATACCAAGTGAAGAAGATTCATATGCAGTTTGGCCGATAAAGGGTTATAAAGAAATTATGGATGTTTATTGGAAACACCATAAAGAAGTGGCTTATCCACAAAGAGTATCAGATGAATTAGATGTAGAAGTTATTAATAAAGCACAACAAGGTGGTAGTTGGAATAGAATTGTTAGAATGTTTTGGGAGTATGTTTCTAATAATAGTGAATTAAATACTTTATTTGTTTTAGAATATCCAGGTGGATTACGAGATGAATTTTTTTCTACAAAATTAAATGATTATATAAAAGTAAATACAAACATGACTACAGAAATGATTTTAGAATCGTTTGAAAATACAGGAGGTCAAAGAAATTATAAAACTTTAAAATCTAATGAAGATAAGAATGTTGTTTATGAACCATTAAAAAATTATTATAAACACTTATTTAATCCTGATTGTGTTTTACATTTTAAAAAAGAAATAATTTCAATGTATGGTATAATGTTACATTGTGAAAATAATAAAATACCATTAATACTTACGGATGACAATCCTGATAAAACAGGTTGGATATTTGAATTTTGTAATGATAAAAAGTTTATTAAAAAGTTTAAAAGTTTATTTAAACAAGAATGGGAATATATTAAATTTATAAAACATCCAAAAACTTTTTGTAAGGAAAAAAACTTAATAATTAAAGAAGATTTAGATGGGCTTATAGCTGGATATTATGATAATGAAAGAACGAAACCTTATTCTTATTCAGATTCACATCCAAGTTATAATGGACATAAAGTTTATGGAAAATATTTAAGTGAAAAAATACAGGAGTGGTACTAATGAAAATTTTAATTACAGGTACTTCAGGTTTAATTGGATATAATCTTGCGGAAAGATTATTAAAAGATGGACATGAAGTATATGGAACAATACATAAAAATAAAAAAGAAGTAGATGGTGTAAAATACTTTTATGGTGATTTACGAGATATGGAATTTTGTAAGGAAATTACAGAGGGTATGGATGTAGTTATTAATTGTTCAGCTAATACATCTAATGCGGTTGACACAGTCAAATCACCATTAGTTCATGTTACACCAAATGTGATAGTGAACACACAATTAATTGAAGCTGCATATTTTAATAAAGTATTACGATATGTGTTCATTAGTAGTTCAACGGTCTATCCACCAAGTGATGAAAAATCAGTAGATGAAACTTGGAATATATTTGATGAACCATATCCAGTTTATCACGCAGTTGGTTGGATGAAAAGATATGGTGAGGTGTTGTGTGATTTATATGCAAACCATTTATCACCAAGTATGGATTGTTTAGTGATTCGTCCAGCAAATTGTTATGGGCCACATGATAAGTGGGAGTTTGATAGATGTCATGTTACACCTGCAACAATTAGAAAAGTGATTGATAAACATAATCCAATTCAAGTTTGGGGTGATGGTGAAGATATTAGAGATGTGATTTATATTGATGATTTTGTAGATGGTTTAGTAAATGTTATGGAAAATTGTAATGAGAAACATGAAGTAGTAAACATTGGTTCAGGTACAGATTATAGTGTAAATGAAATATTAGATATTTGTATGAGTGTTGAAAACTATGAAGCACCAATTGAACATATTAGTGGCAAACCATCTATGATTCCAATTAGAAAAATAAATTCTAATAAAATGTTACAAAAATACGGATGGAAGGCAAACACAACATTAGAAGAAGGTATACGAAAAACTATAAAATGGTATAATGATTTCTATGAGTAAAACTTTACATATAATTGGTGATAGTTTTTGTTGTGATTTTGATTGGTGGACTACTTTCAAAGATGATAAAAACACAATTGACCCAACAGAGGAATATAATAATTCACATCAATGGATTAATATTGTAAAGAACAATTTAGGTTTTGATGAAGTAAAAAATCATTCACAAGCTGGTTGTAGTATGTATTATCATTCAGTAAAATTGAATGAATTAATACGAAATAACGAAATAAAAAAAGATGATAAAGTTATAATTGGTTTATCAAGTATAGGTAGAATACAACATCCATATAAATTAAAAACTGGTAATGTTCTTAACTTACCAGATATTAAAGCTTTAATTGATTTCAAATCAGTTGATAATATAGAAACAATTCATTGGTGGGGAGTTGAAATGAATGCTTGGTTTCCTATTGTGTTATATCAGATATTAACATTTTATAAAATTAATTTTTGTTTTAGTGCTTTTTTATATACTAATCAAGATTCACATTTTAGTAAAACATTAAAAAATCATCCTATAAATGATTTAACATTTGGATTAACAAAAGAAACAGACTTAAGAAATTATATATCAAGTGTTGAGGAAAATTATTTTCCTACACATTTAGATAAGGAAGATAATAAAAAACTGGGAAAAGATTTAACAAAGTTTTTGGAGAAAATATGGTGAAAAATATAAAAGATTTAAAAAAACAAAGAGAAATCACACTTACAGAAGATTTCTTAAAAGAATTCGAACTTAAAATAAAAGACTCTTGGGAGAATGGGAAAATTACAGGTCCAGTTCATTTATCTGGTGGTAATGAAAAACAACTTATTGAAATATTTCAATATGTAAATCCAGAAGATTGGGTATTCTCTACTTGGAGAAGTCATTATCATGCATTATTACATGGTGTTAGTCCAGATAAATTAGAATCTGATATTTTAAGTGGAATGAGTATAACATTAACAAATTCTTCTCATAATTTTGTATCGAGTGCAATCGTTGGTGGTATTCTACCTATAGCGGTTGGAGTTGCACAATCTTTAAAGAACAAAAAGAGTGATAGGATGGTGTGGTGTTTTGTTGGAGATATGGCATTTGAAACAGGAGATTTTCATCTTGCTTACAAATATTCTAAAAACTTTGATTTACCAATAAAGTTTGTAGTAGAAGATAATGGTATATCTACAAATACACCTACATTAGAAACTTGGAAAAAAAGAAGTCCTATACCTGATGATGTTTTATATTATCAGTATGAGAGGGTCTATCCACATTATGGCACAGGTAAGTGGGTAGTATTTTAAGGAGATAAAATGGCGTTTTTAACAGATACGGAAAAACAACGAATCAAATCAGATTGGTTGTATAAAGGATTCACTCAAGTTGATATACTTGATGAGTATGTTTGTGATATCCTTAATGATGAACTTGATAAGTTAAGATTAAAAAGAAATGAAAATGGAGAATGGAGTGAATATGAACCATATGCTTATCCACATAAAGAATCAGAGTTATTGGAAAAGTATTTTGTACATCCAAAAATAATTGAGGTTGCAGAAGTATTATTAGAGTGTGATGAAATTATTGGATTACAAGATTGGGCGTATTTTAAAAAACCAGGAGAATTAGGAAGAGATATGCATCAGAATGTTTTTTATACTGGATGTAATTTTAATGAAGTTATAAATACTTCAATAGCATTGGAAGACCATGATGAAGAGAATGGTGCAGTATGGTGTTATCCTGGTTCACACTTTTTACCACTATTACCTATCGAGGTAGATAAAGAGAGAACAAAAACAAATCCTAAAAATTGGACTAATGAAAGAGGTAAACCTTGTGTTATGCCTGAAGGTCATAATTTTCAAAAGGAATATTGTAATGGAAAAAAAGGACAAATGACAATCATACATTCTCATTGTGTTCATGGTTCAGAACCTAATAAATCAAAAACTCGTTTTAGAAGAGCTTTACTTGGTGGGTACTTGAAAAAAGGTGCACACTTCAATAAAGGTAATCATATGAAACGAGAGGCAATTGATGTATATAAGTTAAAAGGAAAACATTGGTATGAATAGAATATTGATTACGGGTGGTGCTGGATATTTAGGTTCAGCACTTACACGAAGATTATTAAAAAATAATCAAGTAACAATAATCGATAACTTGATGTATAATCAAACATCATTAATAGATTTAAGTAATAATAAAAATTTTAATTTTATTTATGGTGATGTTCGTGATTACAAGTTATTGATAGAACAAGTTAATAAACATGATGTTATAATTCCACTTGCAGCTTTAGTGGGATTTCCCGCGTGTGAAAATGATAAACAATTAGCTACTGCGATAAATTATCATCATATAAAAGATATAGTAGATAATCTTGATAAAGACCAAAAGTTATTATTTCCAAATACTAATAGTGGATATGGAAGTAGAACTGGTGGAGAGGTTACAGAAAAAAATAAACTTACACCAATTTCACATTATGGTCAAACTAAATGTGATGCTGAAAATTATATTAAGTCATTTAGTAATGGTATAATATTTAGATTAGCTACTGTCTTTGGTGTATCAAGTAGAATGAGATTAGATTTATTAGTAAATGAGTTTGTATATAAATTACTAACTGATAAATATATCACTATTTTTGAAAAACAATTTGTTCGTAATTTTATTCATATACAAGATGTTGCTTCAGTTTTTGAGTGGATGATTACACATTATGATACACATAAAAATCAAATATTTAATGTAGGTTTATCTGATACTAATATTAATAAACAACAATTAGTTGAAAGGATACAGAATCATATCCCAAATATATCAGTAACTTATTCTGATTATTTTGAAGACCCTGATAAACGAGATTATATTGTTAGTAATGATAAAATAGAATCAACGGGTTGGAAACCATCTTATAGTTTAGATGATGGGATACAGGAATTAATTAAAGCATATAAAATGATAGTTCCACAAGAGAGTTCTCATTATAGAAATGCGTTTCCACTAAGTTATGGACATGAGGTATAAATGATTTTTGCTTATGATAGAATAATAAATGGTAAACCAGTACCAAATGGTTATCCAAGAAATTTTAAGTATATTGAATCTGTAGATGAATATACTAATTATTTTAAAAAAGAACCGACTGTTCATGAAATGTTTGAGTATAGCACACCAATTATAGAATCAGATAAAGTTGATACTGATTTTATATATCCTATACATCAATATGGTGCTGTAGAAAAATTAATTGGTAGGGATGAAAAATATGCAGAGTTTTGTTTTTTTCATCATATAAAACCTAAAACTTTAGATAAGATTCGTAAGAAACAGGGAATTATATCAATACTTGCTTTTGAAGAAAGTAGGGTAGATTTTAGAACTTTTACTTATTTACACGAGTTGTGTAATAAATTTGAAGTTCCAACGGATGTTGTTAATTATATTACAGGACATAATTATACAGAAATTAAAAAGTATAAAAGATGGTGTAGTTTAAAAAAAGAAAAACCAATTTTAATTGTAAATAGTTTTTCACAAATGTATATGAAAGGTGGAGATTTAGCATTTAGTAAAGGAACATTTGTAACAGGAACAGATGTTCTTAGGAGAGAAAAAAGAAAACATCAATTTTTATGTTTTAATAGAAGAATTAGACCACCACGATATGCAGTTATGGCTATGTTACATCATAATAATTTGATAAAAAATAATCTTATAAGTTTCTCAATAGAAAAAATACCTAATTTAAATTGTTTAGGACATAGTGGTTTTCCAGATTTACCAACGATGGTTAATACAATGGGAAGAGATAATGATTTGATTGAAACTTATATGAATTATTATAATGATTTAATGGAGATGTCGCCATTGACCGTTGATTTTCCTAATTTATTAGATGTTATGGGTCCTGGTTGTGAAAATAAAGAACCATATTTAAATACTTATTTTTCAATTGTAACGGAAACACCATTTAATGAAAAGATGGGAATGACTTCTGAAAAGGTTTGGAGACCTATGTTACATTTTCATCCATTTATAGTTCATGGTTCTAAAGGAACTTTAAAAGAAATAAGAAAATTAGGATTTAAAACTTTTGAACCTTATATAGATGAGAGTTATGATGATGAATCTGATAATGGAAAACGAATGCAAAAATTTACGGATGAAGTTATTCGTATTTGTAGTATGAGTGAGGAAGATATGCATGATTGGTATTATCAAATGATGGATATTCTAATTCATAATCAGAGACTTATATTAAAGTATGGAGAAGAGTATGTTGATTTTCATACTAAAGTTACCTTAAAAACATATAAACAAATGAGGGAGAATTTAAATGTTTAAATATAAAGAAAGTAGTTCAATAACTTTACCAGAAGTAAAAGTTTATGTTCCTGAACCACACCATGAGTTTAGAGGTGAAATGTGGACATTTTGGGAACAATCAATGGATACACCAACAGAAAAAATTTCTAAGTTTACTCGTTCAAGAAAAAATGTTCTTCGTGGTTTGCATGGAGATGATGTAACTTGGAAACATATTAGTTGTGTTTGGGGAGAAATATATTTAGTTGTAGTAGATTTTAGAGAAGAAAGTGAAAATTATTTAGAATATGATACTTTTTTAATATCTGATAGAAATCATAAAAGTGTTTTAGTTCCACCAGGATTTTTAAATGGACATTTATGTTTAAGTGATGAATGTTTATTTCATTATACACAATCTTATCCAGATGATTATGTAGATTGGAAAGACCAAATATCAGTTAAATGGAATGACCCAATGTTAAAAATAGATTGGCCAGTAACTAATCCAATATTAAGTAGGAGAGATTCATGAAGATAGGATTTTTTGGTTGTAGTTTTACTGAGGGTGGTGGATTGGATTCTTTTGAATGGAATACTTATGCATTAAAACACAACTTAATTGATGAGAAATGGAATATAAGAACAACCCATCCTAATTTAGAAATTGATTTAAAAGATTTATCTATGGAGAGAGGTATATTATATAAACAATATAGAGATGAACATAAATTTTCTACATTAATTGGTAAAAAATTAAAGTGTCAAGTGGATAATCTTGCTCTATCTTGTAATTCAAATGAAAATATTTTTGATGTTCTTTATGAAAATTTATATAACTATGATAAACTTGTAGTTCAACTTACATTAAAGACAAGAGTTCTTTGGTGGTTTGAATTGATGGAAAAATTTTATAATTTAAATTCATACGAATATCAGAATACACCTTTTAATAATGAACCAAAAATGGTAAAATTGGCTGATATGTATAAAGAATATTTAGAGTTAATTTATAATGAAGAACAGGCTCAGAAAAAAATTGCACAATATGTTGATTTATTTAGTAATATGAGAAAAGAAATATATTGGATTACTTGGGAACATTGTGAAACAATAGTTGATGTTCCTAATTTGATAAAATTTGAATCAAAAGCTTCACCACATTCACTTGGTAATTGGGCATCTCATAATAAACAAACTTTTGAACATTTAACTAATGGTGAATACATGGATTCACATTTAACACCAGAAGCACATGAGATTGTTGCTGATAGAATAATAGAGGTAATAAGTGAAAAATAGAAAAGAAAAAATAATAAATGATTTAAGACTTTGGTTATCTGATAAAGGTGTTGTGGATTTTATTAATGAAGAAAAGATGGTAGCAAATTCAGTTGATGGATTAGTATATCCAACACAAGCCATACAACAAAATGAAGAAGAAATTTTTGAGTTTATAAATTATATACACAATAATGTCAATGAACGAGATATAATTTTAGAAATAGGTTTGGGATACTTTGGAAGTACACATTTTATATTTAGATATTTTTTTGATATGGTTATTACTATAGAAAAAGATTTTAATAGAATTCGCACTTTTAATGATAATTTACATAAATTTTATAATAATAAAGTTGATATTTATAAAAGTAGATTTATACATAATAAATCATACGAACCATCATCAATATATAAACTTGCAAAACTTTTAGATGGTAAAAAAGTTGATATGTTATTTATTGATGGGTTTCATAGTTATGAAGCTATATTAACAGATTTTTTAATTTATAAAAATTTTTTAAAACCTGATGGTTATTTAGTATTTCATGATTATTTGTGGCCACATAAAGATTATGAGTTAAAAAAATTTATAGATAGTTTAGAAACAGAATATAACTTACATAAAATTTTACATAGTAAAGAACAAGGTATAGTTATAGCAAGGAGTAAAGAACATAATGTTTAAAACAATAAAAAAATGGTTTCAAGATTGGAAACAAAAAAGAAAGTTAAAGAAAAAACTTAAAGAACTTAGAAAACGAGACCCGTTTATTTACAAATGAGTGAAACAGATTTTTTTCTTAAATTGTTTCCACAAGAATTTGATTTATTAAATATTGAAGACTTTGTAAGTTTCAATGGCGGTAAACATAATTTTGTAAATGATATAGAAGAACTAAATACACCAAGAAAAAAATCAGAAGGACCAGTTTGTGAGTGTGTTGGTGAAAATACTAACAAATCTTTAGTATTATATTTTCAATCTATAATCAATCAAGGTATTGAATTACCTATATTTGTAAATAATAAGAATCAAATAATGGATGGACATCATAGGATTCAAGCATATTATTTACTTGGTAAAACCGAAATACCAATATATCGTAATAAAATGTATAGAAATCATGGCTTTTGTTGGAAAAAAGGTTTAGAAGGTCGTAGGAGATTGCGAACTAAAACTTGGTAGTTTTATATTTATAAGTGTATAAGACTTTAAATTAACTGGAGAATATTATGTCAGAATTAACAACATGGGAAAAAAACTTAGCTGATGATGATTTTTTCGAAGTCCATCCAGATGCTTGTAGTGAGGATTGTGGAGAAGGACATTGTGGTCAAAAAATAGAAACACATGATATGGTATGGTTTGAACCATGTGGTTCTGAAAACGAAGAAGCGGAAAAACGCCGTGAAATCCACGCTAAAAATCAGGCTATAGTAGATGCCCTACAAGCCGAAGAAATAGTAGAAGAAATAGTAGAAATAGAACCGATAGATGACTTACCAGAAGTAGAATAATGATAAGGTTGTCAGATTTATTACAAGAAGGTATAGCAGATGCTGGTATCTTCAAAGCCGTTTTTCTTGCAGGTGGTCCTGGAAGTGGTAAAACTTATGTGGCAAAAAATCTATTTGGTATACCTGAGAAGTTTAATATTTCTATGAGTGGTATGAAGATGGTTAACTCAGATAAAGAACTTAAATTCTTACTACACAAGTATGGATTCGGAACAGATTTAGATAAAATGCCAGATGAAGTTTTTGCTCAGTTAACAGGTACATCAAAAGATATGGTTAGTAAACCACAAGATGTAGATAGTGGATTGAGAACTTTTGCTAAATCTCTTACTAAACAGAGAATGAAATTATACCAACAAGGTAAGTTGGGTATGATTATTGATGGGACAGGACACGACTTCGGTAAAATACATACTATGAAAAAAATGTTAGAAGAAGACGGATACGATACATATATGGTAATGGTTAACACATCATTAGAAGTAGCACAAAAAAGAAATCAAGAAAGAGATAGAGTATTACCACCACAATTATTAAAGAAAAGTTGGACTGATGTTCAAAAGAACATTGGTGCTTTTCAGAATTTATTTAAAGGAAATTTCGTCATAATTGATAATTCAAAACATTTAGACGAAGATGAAGCGGAGGCAAAATTTGTACCATTGGTTACTAAGGTTGTTAGAAAATTTGCTAACATGCCTATCAAAAACCCACTTGGAAGAAAATGGGTTGAAAAACAAATCATACTTAGACATAAAGGGAGAAAATAAAATGTTAACTACTTTTGATGAAATTATAGAAGTAACACTACATCACGAAGGCGGATATGTTCACGACCCAAAAGATTTAGGTGGTGAAACTAATTACGGAATAGCAAAAAGATTCTATCCAGATGTAGATATTAAAAACCTTACTAAAGAGGGTGCAAAAGAAATTTATAAAAGAGATTATTGGGATAAAAATAAAGTTGATGAACTTGATGACCAATTAAAACATATCTTTTTTGATATGTGTGTTAATCAAGGTAGAGGAACAGCAGTAAGAATTTTACAACGAGCTTGTAATGGTAAAGGTGCGGATTTAGCAGTTGATGGTGGATTTGGACCAGGCACTAAAGGTGCATTAGAAACTTATAAACCATCTATAGATAGAGTTCGTTGTTATAGAATGAAACATTATTACGATTTAGTTAACAAGAAACCAGAACAAGAAAGATTTTTGTTCGGATGGTTTAAAAGAGCATTATCAGTTTAAGGAGATAAAATATGTCATGGTCAAGTGTAACACGATATCAAGCACCATTTGTAAGTAGAACAAAAGGTGATTTAAGAGGAGATAATACTTTCACAGCAATTCATGAAGTAGGGGCAAGTACAACTTATGAACCAACGGGTTCATTTAAAAACCAAGCTTTTATTTTACATGAAGGAAGTAATTATACCTTTACAGCATTAGAAGGTGGTACTATTACTAAAGGATTAATTGCAGGAGAAATCTATCCAATATCTATTAGTAAAATAGTAACAGGTGGAAGTACTGTCGTAAAATTATTAAAATAAAATGGCAAAAGGAGATTGTTACGCAGCAAATGGAAGATGGATGATTGGTAAGGATGGTTACCAATTAGTTCATGGTGTCGCAATCTTAGCAACAGATGGTAAACCTTTTGGACATTGTTGGATTGAAAAAGGAAATCAAGTATTAGATTTTAGTAATGGTAAAAAAGTTCTAATGAATAAGAAGAAGTATTATGAGTTAGGTGGGATACCAGTTAAACCATATAAACTTTATAAATACACTTATTTAGAAATGGCAAAAAAATTATTACAAACAGAACATTGGGGGCCCTGGGATTTAAGACCACCGAGATAAATTATGGCTGAAATTAAAAAAGATATTAAATTAAGTACAACACCTACAACACATAAATGTAAGAAGTGTGAGGAAAAGAAAAAACCAAAAGTAACTGATGTTGATGTTTATTATGGTGGAGATGGTTTACCAGATTGGATGCAATTTACAATTACTTGTGGTATGTTTGGATTATTGTGGTGGGTATTATATTTGTTATTTCATCCAACTTTAGAATTAGATGAAACACATAGAGATTTATTAAATATTATTTTAGGGACATTTATAGCAACATTTGGAAAAACCATAGATTTTTGGTTTAGACATTCAAAGAAAAAGGGTGATAAGTAATGGAATTTCACATAGATGAACCGAGAGAAATTGGAAAGAAAAGATTAAGAATGTCATCAGGAGATAAGATGAGACTTAAAAATGACTTACAAGAAAGACTCATCGCCGATAATATTACGAATGAAAATTTAAGAAAATGGTTTAAAGACAAATGGGTGAATATCGGAAAGAAAGATAAAAGTGGTAAACATCCTGAATGTGGAACAAGTGGTGAAAAACAAGCGTATGCTAAATGTGTTCCTGCATCAAAGGCTCGTAGTATGAGTAAAAAACAAAAAACAAGTGCAGTTCGTAGAAAAAGAGCAGCACAAAATAAAGCTAATCGTGGTGGTAAGAAATCTGCTGGACAAGGTAAAGCACCCATTAGAGTAAAAACGAAAGTGGAGAGTAAAATGAAGTTAGAAGAGTTAGTAGGTAAACCAATTACGGAAGCTCAATTTGATGAGGCAGCTGGTGAAAAAGATGCGTGTTATCATAAAGTAAAATCTCGTTATGATGTATGGCCTTCTGCTTACGCTAGTGGTGCATTGGTAAAATGTAGAAAAGTTGGTGCAAAAAATTGGGGTAATAAATCTAAAAAAGAATCTGTAAAAACTACAACAAACGAAGCTTGTTGGGTAGGATATAAACAATATGGAATGAAAGATAAAAATGGTAGAAAAGTTCCTAATTGTGTAAAGGAAGAAATGGAAATCTTTTATGAATCAGAAGGTAAAGGATATGGATATACCTTTGAATACCTTAGAACTAAAGAATTAAATGAAGCTGAATATCAAGGTCGTAAAGTAAAACTTGGTAAGCCAATGCAAGGTGATGTAAAAAAGTTTAAAGTATATGTAAAAAATCCCGCTGGTAATGTAGTTAAAGTTAATTTTGGGGCAGGTGGTAAAGATAAAACTATGAGAATTAGAAAATCTAATCCAAAGGCAAGAAAGTCTTTTAGAGCACGACACAATTGTGATAATCCAGGCCCGAGACATAAGGCTCGTTATTGGTCATGTAGGAAGTGGTAAAGTGACTCAATTAACAGAATGGTTAATCAAGCCACTTATCGATGAGAGTGTAGATTTACCAATTGAGATTGGTGATACAGTCAAGATGGGTAGATTTAAAAATAAAAAAGTTAAGATTAAATCTATCAAATGGAATGAAAAAGGTGATTTACTTATCAACGATAGGCCGGCATTAAAATTTAGAGTTGTTCCTAAAGAAGAACAAGTGGATGAGTGCGTTGCATTCTCAAAAAAATTCGGTGATGATGTTGTAATTGGAAAAAATCGTGATAGAAATTATAATCCAAATTTAAAAGTTGTTAGGGAATTAAATGGTTATGGTGTTGAAGTTTGTTATGTAATAGACCAAGATACAGACTGGTCAGAAGGTATGAATTCTTATGGAATAGGATTGGTTAATTCAGCATTATTTGTAAAAAGAGATGAAAAAGATTTTGATAAAGCAAAGAAAAAGAAAGCAATGTCTAAAGATGGAGAAAGAATTCGTGAGGCATTAGGAAAGAAAACATTAAAAAAAGTTGTAGATTCACTTGTAAAATTTAAAGGTGGTGTTAAAGGACATACAATTGTAAGTGATGGTAAAAAGGTAGTGGTTATTGAAAATACAAGTAGAACTAAACCATTAGTTAAAATTCATAATATAGATAAATCATCAATCGTTAGAACTAATCATGGAATAGAACACCCAGAACAAGGATATCAAAGAGGTCCTGATAAATTATCTTCACAGCTGAGAATGAAAAATGCAATGGATATTATAGATAAAACGGATGACTATAAAAAAGTATTTCCATCGTTTTATAATCATACTCAAAATAAAGGTGCTAAGTATGATTTAGTTAGGGCTCAAAATAAATTATGGACTTCAAGTCAAGTTATGATGAATTTAAATAAAAGAGAAATGACTTTATATTTGATACCAGGAGCAGTTAAGTTTTTAGGAATTGAAAATACATTACCAAAAGATTATAAATCTAAATTAAATTTAAAAATTAGACAATACGAACATTCACCAGCAGATAAATATGATACTTATGTTACTACAGATAAGAAAAAGAAAAAAAGTGCTATTAAAGATACGGATGTTGTTGCAGAATCAAATAATAGAATTATGTTAAAAGTTCCTGGTGATATTAAAGGGTTGTATAGATTATTTAGGAAAAATAAAAAACAATTATATATCGTGGGTGGAGCAGTTCGTGATGCAATTCTTGGTAAAGCACCAAAAGATTTCGATTTAGCCACAGATGCAAAACCAGATGAAGTATTGAAGATTGCAAAACAAGGTGGATTCAAAACATATGAAGTAGGTAAATCATTTGGAGTAGTGGTTGTGGGTGGACACGAGATTGCTACATTTAGAAAAGATATTGGTAGAGGTAGAAGACCAACCGCAGTAGATTTTTCAGATATAAAAGGTGATGTTAATCGTAGAGATTTAACAATCAATTCATTATTCTATGATATAGGAACTAATCAAGTTGTAGATTTAACTGGTGGATTAAAAGATTTAAAAGCAAAAATAATTAAAACAGTCGGTAGTCCTAAAAGAAGATTTGATGAAGACCCATTAAGAAAGTTACGAGCATTAAGATTTCAAGCAGTAGTTGGTGGTAAGATGGATAAAGAAACAGAAATAGCTTTATTAAAGAATCCAAGTTTACATGGTGTAAGTGGGGAAAGAATTAGGGAAGAGTTTATAAAGGCAATTCAGAAAGGGAAATCATCTAAATTATTTATGGAGGCTTGTGATAAGTTTGGATTTACAAAACAAATATTTCCAGGTTTAAAGTTACAAAAACCTTATCCAAATGTCAAGGATTATATTTTATTTTTATCATTTATTTTAAGAGGTAATAAAGTACAGAGATTAGGAAAGGTGTTGAACTTATTAAAGTATAGTGGTAAAGAAGTTAGTAACATTCAATTTTTAGTTTATCTAAATAGTTTTAAACCACGAGACATTTATATGGTAAAAAAGGCACAAGAGAAAACTTCTTTAACACCACTACAAATTCTACAATATGGTAAAATGATTGGAAAAGATTTTAAAAAATTATCAACATTTAAATTATCAGTTAAGGTTGGTGGTGATGAGTTTATTGGATTAAGAGGAAGACAGATTGGTGATAAGATAAAAGATTTAGAAACGAAAAAGTTTTTAGGTGAAGAGTTTGGTGCACCTGCTGGAGTAATTCCATCACCAAGTGCAAAAGGTAGAAAGAAGTGGAAGAAAAAATTAAGACAACAAAGAGCAGAAGCTTCATTACCAAATAAGGTAAAAGATAAAATTAAAAAGGGAAATAAAGTAAAAGATGAACCAGGTACAGATATAGAAAAATCTTTTTCAGGACATCACGCTGGTTCTCAAGGTTCAGGTACTATGGGCAAATTAGCAGAACCAGACACTTATGATGGAGATGATGATGGAACTACACATAATAAACCTGGACACCAAACAACGAAAAACAAAAAGAAAAGAGGTTATGAACCAGTAGAAAATCTTGAAAAAAAGCTTGACTTATATATGGAAAATGTTGTATATTCAAGTATAGAAAGTGGGGATAATGCAACCAATTTGAATGAAAAGAAATCAAAAATTAAAACAATAGTAGGTGTTTATGGTGGACGGTTTCAGCCGTTTGGGCCTCACCATTTTAAGACTTTTAAATGGTTACAATCTAAGGTTGATATAGCATATATAGCCACATCTAATATTAAATCGTTACCAAGACACCCAATGAACTTTGCGGAAAAAGCTCGTCATATGTCTATGATGGGTGTTCCTAAGAGTCGTATTGTCTTTGAAAAATCACCATTAGTAGCTGCCTCATTACTTAAAAAATTCGACCCAGAAACTACTGCAGTTGTTTATATTTTTGGTAAGAAAGATGCAGGTAGATTAAAAGGTGGTAGAAAGAAAACAGGTGGATTATCTTATTTCCAAGATTTTAATAAAAATAGAAATAATTTAAAAGGACATGAAGAGCATGGGTATTATATGGTTGCTCCGCATGTTAGTATGAAAATTGGTGGTAATGAAATATCAGGTACTACAATGAGAAATATTTTGGGTTCACCTAAAGTTAAAGAAGAAGATAGACCTAAAATATTTAAAAAATTATTTGGTTATTATAATCAAGGTGTTTACAATATGTTGACAAATAAGTTTAAAAAATTATTTGAATTTTATAATCAACCATCAGTAAAAAAATTAGTAAAAGAAGTAAGTGCACATGGGGCACATTTTAATGCAAGTGATTTAGATGATGAGGGTTTATATGATTTCTTTAATGATTTTAAAGATTATAAACGAGTATCACCAAGACATGCAGAAATTTTAGGATGGGATATGATTGATGATATTGTAAATTATGATAGAGCAACTGACCCTGGATATGATTTTACTTATGTACAAGATAGAGTAGATACAGTCACATTTGGTAAAACAATAAATCAGAAAACATCTAATGAAGATAGTGTAGATAAACCATTTCCAAAATACAGAGCACATATGACAAATATGGCAAAGAAATTGGGATGGGAAATTGTAAAATTCTTCGGTAAACCTACTGCTAAGATGAAAGATTCATTAACACATGATATGAAAACATCAACAAAGGGTGTAGAAAAAATTAAAAAAATACAAGAACAAATAGATATAACAAACGAAACAAAGGAGTTACTACTTATGGGTGGAGCTTATGGACATATGTCTCATCCTTTTGATGACAATAATCTTACATTTTCAGATTTGAAACAGATAATTATTAATGGGTTAGGTGGAACACTTGCCAGAGAAGATGGAGTTACAGAGAAACTTGACGGACAAAACTTAATGATAAGTTGGGTTGATGGGAAATTAAGAGCAGCTCGTAACAAAGGCCATTTAAAAAATTATGGTAAAACTGCACCTACCACGAGTGGTATAAAAAGTATGTTTGCTGGTAGAGGTAATATTAAGAAAGCTTTTGTTTTTGCGATGAGTGATTTAGAAAAAGCAATAGGTGGTTTAAGTGTTGCACAAAAAGAAAAAGTTTTTGGAAATGGTAAAAGATGGATGAATTTAGAGATTATGTATCCAGCAACAGCAAATGTTATTGATTATGATGTTTGTGAAATAGTATTTCATGGAACATTAGAGTATGATGTAAGTGGTAAACCGATTGGACAACCAAAGGATAGTGCTAGAATGTTAGCAGGTATGATTAGACAAATAAATGCACATATACAAGGTGTTTTTAAAATTGGTAAACCTAATTTTTTGACTGTACCAAAAGTTCAAAACTTTGGTAAGATGAAAAGTAAATTTTTAGGACAATTATTAAGATTACAAAAACAATATGCATTGAAAGATTCGGATACATTAGGTAGTTATCACGAAGCGTATTGGAGAGAATATGTGTTCAATGCATCTAAACAATTTAAGGTAAGTTTAAAACCAAATCAGTATGTTAGTTTGGTTAATCGTTGGGCATTCTTTGATAAGTCATATAAGATTGGAATGATTAAAAAAGATTTTAAAAATAATCCAAAATTTTTAGATTGGATATTAAGTACGGATAAAATAAATCATATAAAGTTGTTTAAACAAAATATAAAACCATTTGAGATATTATTCTTTTCAGTTGGTGCAGAAATATTAAAAAATATTTCAGGATTTATTGCAGTATCACCAGATTTGACTGTTCAAAAAATGAGAAAAGAAGTTATCAAAGCTTTAAATGATTTAAAGGGTGGTGGTAATGTTCAAAAATTAAAACAATTAAAAATACAAATAGAGAAATTACATGCAATTGGTGGAACAAATGCAATAGTTCCAAGTGAAGGTATAGTTTTCAAATATAAAGGAAAGATATATAAGTTCACAGGAGCATTCGCACCAATCAATCAGATATTGGGTAGTTTGAAATTTGGATAGGAGTTACAATGGCAGGATATAGTAAAGAATCAGAAAGACAGAATAAGGCACTCAAGGATTTAATGAGTGGTAAAGAACATGAAAAGGATTATATTCAAGTAGGATATGAAGGTAAACAAGAAAATCTTGGTGGTAAAACAAGAAAATCACATTTAACTGATACTATGGCATCAGTAAGAATGCCATGGTTTTGTCCATCATGTAAAAAGGCAATGAAGAAAAAACTTGATACAAAGTTTTGGAGAATAATGGGTCATTGTTTTGATTGTCAAATAGAATATGAAAATAAAATTCGAGTAAGTGGAGAGGGTGAATATGACAAATGGGCAAGAAATAAAATGTTAGAAAACAAAAAAGCTTACTTAAAGGATTTAAAACAAAGTATTGATGAGTTTGAAAAAACAGAAGGTAAGGCTGAATTTTTTAATCAAGTAGGAGTTAATAATCCAGAACTTGAAAAAGAGAAATGGGATATGGGTAAAGAACAATTTGATAAACAAATGAACGATGCTCGTGAATATATACAATCATTAGAGGAGGCCATTGAAGATGAACAACAGGAAATTGCTTCTACCTGAAGAATTAATAATTGAGATAATGGGAATGGTAGCACAACTTGGTAATGTTGCTGCTGAGTACCATTCAAAAATTCAAAGTAATGATACTTTAAGTGTAACAAAGGTTTATGAACGAATTATAAAAAAATTGATGGATTTGGAAGAATATAACGAATTTAACCAAACATCATTAGAAGAAATTTGTCATAATGTTGGAATAAAACTACCGAGTGAAGGAGATAAATAATGAGTGGAATCATTGATTTTATAATGAATCTATTTTTTGGTGGAAAGAAGAAAGAAGAAATCAAAAAGTTAGATAAGGCGATAGAAGTAAAGAATAAAGAAGTAAAAACTCTTGAAAAAGAGGTTGAAATTCTTGAAAAGAAGAAAAAAGTTAACAAAAAAGAAGTTGGTAATCTTAAACGAAAGGTAACCAATACTAAAAAACAAATAGAAAAGGCTAAAAAAGCATCCGATGTTCAAGATGTTGATGAGGCTTTAAAATATTTGAAGAAATTTAGTAAGTAGAGTATATTTATATATATGAGATATTTTATATACATATTATTGTTTGTTGGTGTTCTCTTTGGTCAAACTGAAGAAAAAACCATAACTCTACCTGAATCAGATGTAATTGAATGGGCAAATAAACTACAAGGGTTTGAAAAGGCTGATAGTTTATCCCAAGTGGTTATTTCTGATTTAGAAAAGGCTGTCTTTAAATTAGAAGAGAATGCATTTATGGATTCTTTAATAATACAAAAGAGAGAACTTCAAATTTCATTACTTAAAGAAACAAATGAACTGATGGAAAAGAAAGTACAACTTGTTAAACCTAAGTGGCATGAAAATAAATGGTTATGGTTTTGTTATGGTGTAGGTGCTACAGCAATTTCAGTTAACCTTGCAGGACAATTAGCAAACTAATGGCAACTCAGATAAAAGAAGTAATTAAAAAAGAGTACACAAAGTGTGCAAAAGACCCAGTCTACTTTTTAAAGAAGTATTGTATGATACAACATCCAATAAAAGGCAAGATACCTTTTGATTTGTATGACTTTCAAGAGAAGACTGTAGAGGAATTTACTAAAGAGAGATTTAATATTATTCTGAAAGCACGCCAGTTAGGAATATCAACATTAACTGCTGGATATTCTTTATGGATGATGACATTCTTTCAAGATAAAAATATCTTGGTTATTGCAACAAAACAAGATACTGCAAAAAACTTAGTTACAAAAGTAAGAGTAATGCATGCCAACTTACCGAGTTGGTTAAAACAACGATGTGTTGAAGATAATAAATTAAATCTTCGATATGTTAATGGTTCACAAATAAAAGCAAGTGCAAGTGGTCCAGAAGCGGCTCGTTCTGAAGCTCTATCATTATTGATATTAGATGAGGCGGCGTTCATTGATAAGATTGATGAGATATGGACTGCATCACAACAAACACTTACAACGGGTGGTAGTTGTATTGCACTCTCAACACCTAATGGTGTGGGTAATTGGTTTCACAGAACTTGGGTAGAGGCCGAAGAAGGTCGTGGAATGTTTAATGATATTAAACTTCATTGGACTGTTCATCCTGATAGAGAACAAGAGTGGAGAGATGAACAAGATACCTTATTAGGATTACAAGGTGCGGCTCAAGAATGTGATTGTGATTTTATCACTTCTGGAACTTCAGTAATTGATGGACCGATTTTAGAGGAGTGTAGAAGTAAACAAGTACAAGACCCTGTTGAAAAACGAGGTATAGATGGTAATTTGTGGATATGGGAACAACCAAATTATACACGAAATTATGTTGTGAGTGCTGATGTTGGTAGAGGTGATAGTGCAGATTATAGTGCATTTCATGTTATCGATGTAGAGAGTGTTCAACAAGTAGCGGAATATAAAGGTAGGTTAAGTACCAAAGATTTTGGTAATATGTTAGTGAGTATTTCAACGGAATATAACGATGCTTTACTAATTATAGAAAACAACAATATTGGTTGGGCAACCATCCAACAAGTAATAGATAGGGAATATCCTAATCTATTTTATACAAGTAAAGATTTAAAATATATCGATACACAACATCAAATAAATAATCGATATAGAGCAGAAGAAAAGAATATGGTAGCAGGGTTTAGTACTACTGCCAGAACAAGACCTTTAATTATTGCAAAGTTAGAGGAATATTTTAGAGATGGAAGTGTAATAGTTCGTAGTAATCGTTTGATTGATGAATTATTTACTTTTATTTATAAGAATAATAGAGCCGAAGCAATGGTAGGATACAATGATGATTTAGTTATGTCATTTGCTATCGGTTTATGGGTTCGTGATACCGCATTAAGATTACGAACTGAAGGAATTGAATTAACAAAAAAGTCTCTCAATAAAATGTTAGATATTGATGGACTTTATACACCCGATGAAAACAAGAATGAATCTTGGGATTGGGAAATTGGTAAAGATAAAGAGAAAGAGTCTTTAAAGTGGCTCTTGTAAGTGAGGTAAAAAATGGCAGATAAATCATTATTTGGTAGACTAAGACGATTATTTAGTACAAATGTAATTGTTAGAAATGTAGGTGGTAAAAAATTAAAAATCGCCGATACAGACCAAGTACAACGACAAATGAAATCACATCTTGTAGATAGATATTCTAAACTACATAGTGGATTAGATATGGTGAATAGTGGATATTCCACATTTGCTCAATTACAAGCCGCAAGATTAGGTTTATTTAAAGATTATGAAACTATGGAAGCTGATTCAATCATTGCATCAGCAATGGATATCTATGCAGATGAATCTACAATGAAAAATCCTTATGGTGATGTTTTAGAAATTAAAAGTGATAATAATAATATTAGAGAAATATTACATAACTTGTTTTATGATATATTAAATATAGAATTCAATCTATGGCCATGGGTTCGTAACCTAACAAAGTATGGTGATTTCTTTTTATATTTAGATGTTAAGGATAAATATGGTATTGTAAATGTAGTTCCACTATCACCATATGAATGTCTTCGTTCAGAAGGAGAAGACCCTGAGAATCCTTATTATGTAAAATTTTATTTAGAAGCGATGGAAACTACACATCCATATTTTGCAAGACCGACTGGTCAAGGTAAAAGAATTGATTTTGAAAATTTCCAAATTGCACACTTTAGATTAGCAAGTGATAGTAATCTTTTACCTTATGGTAAATCAATGTTAGAAAGTGCTCGTAAAACTTGGAAACAAGTTACATTGATGGAAGATGCTATGTTGATTCATAGAATCATGAGAGCACCTGAAAAGAGAGTATTTAAAATTGATATAGGAAATATACCACCAAATGAAGTTGATAACTATATGCAAAGAATTATCAACAAAATGAAGAAAACACCATTCATTGATGAAGCAAGTGGTGATTATAATTTGAAGTTTAATATTCAGAATTTAACTGAAGATTTCTTTATGCCAGTTCGTGGTGGAGATAGTGGAACACAAGTTGATTCACTACCAGGTATGACTTATGAAAGTACTGATGACATTGAGTATTTAAAAAATCGTATGTTGGCAGCACTTCATGTTCCAAAAGCATTCTTAGGATATGAAGAATCACTTGGAAGTAAAGCAACACTTGCAGCAGAAGATGTAAGGTTTGCAAGAACTATAGAAAGAATACAAAGAATTGTAGTTAGTGAATTAACAAAGATTGCAGTTGTTCATTTATATTCACAAGGATATACAGATGAAGAATTGGTAAACTTTGAATTAAACCTAACTAATCCATCTACAATTTACGAACAAGAGAAACTTGAATTGTGGGGTAATAAAGTTAATCTTGCTCGTGATATGAAAGATAATCAATTACTACCATCTGATTGGATTTATAAAAATATATTTAATTTTTCAGATGATAATATTAAAGAATTAGAAAAAGAATTGGTCGATGACCAAAAACAAAAATTTAGATTTGAACAAATTGCTGTTGAGGGTAATGACCCTGTTACCAGTGAAGAAGCAGTTGGAACACCAAGTGATTTGGCATCAATCTCAACGATGCCAGGTGAAGATGGGGAACAACAAGACACTGAAGAATCACCAATGGGTTCAATCTTTGACAAAGGTGGGGCTCCTGAGGGTGGCCAACCAGGAGCTGGTAGACCAAAAGAAGTATCAAAATATGATAAAGATGGTAGTGCTCGAGGTAGAAATCCATTAGGTAAATCAAAAAACCAAATGGCTTTAGCTCATTATGATGCACTTAAAAAATCAATAGATTCTTCTAAGGCAGCTGAAATAATAACGGAAACGAAAGTAACAGACGATATAGAATCAGAATATAAAGAATTTGTAGATAAAAAGACCGATAAATAACGATTTATTTGAAGTTTTTATATTTATATATGATACTAAATTGTATAGAAAATTGGAGTGTTTGATGTCAATCAATAAGAAACATAGTAAAATTAAAAATACAGGTATATTGTTTGAGTTGTTAACACGACAAATCACTGTCGATGTAATGAATGACTCAAAAGAATCACCTGCAATAAAGATTCTTAAAGAATTTTTTAATTCTAAAACAGAATTAGGTAAAGAATATGAATTATATAAAGTTTTAGTAGAAAAAAAGTATTCTAAAACAGAACAAGCTAATATATTGCTTGAAGCGGTGATTAAAAATCGCAGAAAATTATCTAATCGTAGATTAAAAAACGAAAAATACAATTTAATTAAAACAATTAAAGAGAATTATAATGTAAAAGATTTCTTTAATTCAAGAATTTCAAACTATAAAGTATTGGCATCTGTCTATAACTTATTTGAAATTGAATCAAGTAAAGAAAAAATTACTCCTGTTGAAGAAACAGATAGTAAAGTTACTATTATTGAAACAATAAGTCATTCGAAACACTCTAAAACTAAGAAAAAATCAGTAGTAGAATCAGAAGAAAAAGATTTGCGTTTACTTACTTATCAATTATTAGTTGATAAATTTAATAACAAATATAAAACATTAAATGAAAATCAAAAGAATTTATTGAGAGAGTATATCAATAATTTATCAAACACTAACTCTCTAAGAGAATTTATAGACTCTGAAGTTATAAAAATTAAAAAAACCTTAAAATCTCATTCAAAAAAAGTAGATGATAAGATTACAAAAATTAAATTAACCGAGGCAATCACTCATACAGACACTGCAACTGGTGGAGCATTGGTTAAAGATAATCATGTTGTATCCTTGATGAGATATTATGAATTAGTAGGGGAGTTAGAAGATGTCCACAAAGATAAATAAACAAAAGTTTACGGAATTAATTCGTACATTAATTCGTAAAGAAATTAAAGAACAACAAACTTCAATAAACGAAGGAACTTGGGCCGTTAATGTTGATGGTATTGGTAAAGTTATCGTTGATGCTCAGGGTGCTGGACAAGCAAAAACACTTGTTGCTCGTCAATTAAAAAAAGGTTTAAAGGGTATTAAAAGTGTAACAAGAGTACAACAAGCATTTGCAGGACAAATGACTAAAAAAATTGGTGAAGAATTAAAAGAAGGTCGTTACACACAATATCGTAATGATGATTCTTTAACTGCAAAACAAAAAATTGGTATATCAATGAGAGAAGTTAGAGATAAATTATCTGAATTAAGTAAACTTATTGATATGAATGTTAAATTAAAGAATGAGTTGAGTGTTGATTCAAAATCATATTGGAAAAATACACATAAAGCAATGAGTAAAATCTCAGAACGATTAGTTAAATTGGCTAATAAAGTTGGAAAACTACAATGAACGATAAGTATTTAACAGAATCTTTAGATATTTTAAAAAGAGAATTTGGACAACCATTACCTACTCTTGAAGATACTATGAAAGCTCACAAGATAAAAAAAGAAGGTGGGCCAGGAAGTGGACCTCAAAAAGGTGTGAAGCAAAAAAAGACTGATGATTATGAATCCGATAGTGGTTCAGGTGGTTGGAAACAAAAAAATAGAAAAAAATCACATAGTGGTTCAGGTGGTTGGAAACAAAATAAAGCACCTGGTTGGGACAAACTTCATGTGTATGATGAAGGTGGGCCAGGTAGTGGTAGAAAACCAGAACCAGGTTCTGCAAAAGATATTGAAAAGAAGATGAGTAAGGCGGCAGATGATGCAAATGCTAAGATGGATAGAGATGAAAAAGAAATGGAAAGAAAAGCTAAAGAACAGGCAAAGAAAGATATGGAAAAAGAATTTGATTTTGATTTTGATGAATCCATAAATGAAAGACTTAGTTCATCTGAACTAAAACTATTTACGATAGTTGGTGTGAGAATGATGAAAAGAGCTGGTTGGTATGGAAAGAGATATAATAGACAATTAGCTGAAACCATTAGGAGAATTTTAGGTGGTATGCAATATATAGATAATTTATCTGATGCACCAAAGAAAGACCAATTCTTTTTAAAAAAAGGGATGAAATATTATCCAACAAGAAAGTATAGTAAAAGAGCTCTTCAAGGTATGGGTAAGGCCTTTAGTAAGATGCCATTAAATCAACAGAAAAATTTTGTAGAATATTTAATAAATCAGGGATTATCTAAAGAACAAACATTTGAATCACTTCTAAAAGAGAATCCAGCGGCGGTAGCGGCAGCAACTGCAGCAATGGTTCAAATGAAAGCTAAAAATCCACAATCTGGTCGTGTAAATAAAATGTCTACTGCTCTTAGTAATAAATCACATCCACAACATCAAAAGGCAAAAGGTATATTTGCAAAATTAGTTGATAAGTTTAAGAAAAAGAAAAAAGATAAACCAGTAGATAAAGCGGCTCAATATAGAGCTCTAATGCAAAAAGAATTAAAAGAGGGTCCAGATGATGTGAGGTTTGCAAGAAGAGCATTATCTAAGGTGGTAAAGTCAGAAAAATCACTAAGAAAGGCAATGATGGATTTAGAACAATCATTCCTAAGAGACCCAAGACCTGAAAACAAAAAATTGGCAAAAGAAATTAAGAAATCCTATAAAGATGGTGTAACCAAATTTATGAGAGATTCGGTTCAAATGATAAAGAGGATGAAATAATGAAACAATTAATCGTAGATTATATACCTTTTGATTTATCACCACAACAAATACAAGAATCATTAAAAGAAAATAATGGTAAGTTAATTGTTAAAGGTGTATTACAAAGAGCAGATGCTAAAAATCAAAATGGTAGAGTATATCCAATGGAGATACTAACAAGAGAAGCAAAGAATTATAATGAAGGTTTTATAAAACAAAAAAGAGCACTTGGTGAATTAGACCATCCAGACTCTTCGGTAGTTAATTTACAAAATGTATCACATAATGTAACTGAAATGCACTTTGAGGGTGATAGTTTAGTTGGGACTGTGGAAATACTAACAACACCAAGTGGAAACATTTTAAGAGAATTATTTAAAAATGGAATTAAACTTGGTATCAGTTCTCGTGGAATGGGTTCAGTTGAGACTGTTTCGGAAGATAATGGACAACCAATGATGAAAGTTGGTAAAGATTTTGAATTAATCGCATTTGATTTCGTAAGTAATCCATCAACACATGGTGCTTTTATGCATCCATTAAGTGAGGGAGTTGATAAATCTCAAACACAAGGTAGAACTTGTGGTCAATATTGTAAGGCCGAAGATATAATTAATAAAATAATCCGAGGCGAGTAAGATGCCTGCCAAATCTAAAGCCCAACAAAGATTTATGGGAATGGTTCATGCTATACAGAAAGGTGAACTCTCACCTGATGATGTTTCCGATAAAGTTAAAGATGTAGCTGATAATATGTCAGATAAAGATGCAGAAGATTTTGCATCTACTAAACATAAAGGTAAACCAGAGCATGTTCCAAAAGAAGTAATAAAAAAACTTCGTGAGTTAATTCGTATGGAATTGGAAAGTTGTGGTTATACAATGTCGGCAGAACCACCACATAAAAAATTAACATCACCTGGTGGGTTGGATGATGATTTAGAAGAGGTATCCACAACCGCAACAGCTGGTGGTGAATATGATACACCAAATGCATTTCAATCTAAAGGTAAAGAGAAAAGAAAGAGAACTGCTAAAATGGGAACAGAGTTTGAACTTGTTGAGGGTGTAAAAGCAACCAAATCTTTTAATAATATTCTCAAAGCTCGTAATGAGTTTATAGAAAGATATAGTAAACTTAGAAAACAATTAAATACTTTAAAAACTGAATCACCAAATAATGAAATTCTTAGATTAGAAAAACAATTATATAAATTTGAAATGGCATTCATAGAACAATCTTCTAAATTATTAGGTTCAGTTGGTAAGATTGCAAAAAGTAATTTAACTGAAGCATATGAAATGAGTCCTAATGATAGTAAAAAATTAAAACTTGCAATTAAGAGATACCGACAACAATATGGAATCCATTTAAGTGCAATAGTAAAACATATATCATCACTTTTACAAAAAGGTAGATTTCCAAAATCAGCAAAAGAAATACTTAATTCCTATAAAAAGTTTGAAAAAGCAATAGATGGTGTATTAGTTCAACATGAATCTGTAATAAAAGAAAATTCTGCTAAAGCTGTACAAGATATGATAAGTAAAGGATATGTAAAAAGAGGCCAAAAAGATAAACATAGAGTAATGGGTATTGGTAAATGGCTTGATGAGCGTGCTCCTAAGATTTCTGCCAAATATAATGATGTCTGGATAAGAAGAATCAAAATGGGTAGAGGTGGTCAAGTACAAGATTGGTGGGGAGATACTATGA